AAGAGCGAGCTCATCTGGCTGGGCGAGTCGAGCGACGGCGTAGCCGTGCAGGTCGACACCGACGAGGACGAGGTCGGTCCGGGCAACCCGGTCGACACCGACGAGGACGAGGTCGGTCCGGGCAACCCGGTCGACACCACCGACCAGTAGTAGTCCACCACTTGCAGGGGCGGGGGCATCAGCCTCCGCCCCTGTATTCACGAAGGAGAACTCATGAGTTTGCTGTCGACGCTCACTACGATGTACGTCGCAACGATGACCCAAGACATCCGCAGCCCGATCCCTCTGATCGTGGGGCCACCAGGCGTGGGTAAATCCACTTCGGCGTTCCAACTGGCAGAGATGATGGGGGTCAACTGTCATGTGCTGAACCTGGCACGCTCCAACCCGGTGGAGATGGAGGGTATCTTGATGCCGATCACCACCGATGAGGGTATGGAGACCAAGCTCCTGCCCAGCCACACGTGGACTCAGATCCAGCCAGGTGACGTGCTCATCATCGAGGAGCCAGACCGGGCGATGAAGTTCGCGATGGATGCGGTGATGGACATCCTCACCTCTCGGCGTGTAGCCGGGGAGGACGTGGCTCCGTGCTTCGCGATGGCGGCAGCCAACTCCACGAAGTTCAAGGACATGGCGCACGCCGACCGCTTCCTCCCTGTCCCGGTAGAGGACGTCAGGAGGAAGATGGGCGCACGCAACGAGCTCAAGCAGTTGCTGGTCAACGCTCTGGGGTTGCACCCAGACGTAGTTGACTCCCATGAGATGGAGATGCTCATCACCGAGGAGGTCGATCCGACCTACGAGATTCTCGATGAGCTGAAGACTGTCAACACTGGGATCCCGGCTTCCGTCACGGGGACCAGCGTGCGTAATCTGATGGGCCAGGTTCGCCTGCGCCAGATCCAGTCCGTCGCCTTGGAGGCTCTCGTGAAGTTCAGCAACGAGATCGCCGTATCCAAGGCGCAATGGCATTACTACATCATGCTCGCAGGTAAGCCTCCGGCTGACTTCGTGCAGGTGCTGCCAATCATGATCGCGAACCCCAAGATTCTCGATCCCGGATCAGTTCACTACTCGGTGCAACTGACCAACAGCAAGTTGCTCAATGTTCGACAGGCCCTCAAGCCGAAGGAGACTCCCTGATGGGAACCAAGTACGCCCGCGAGTTCGTCACCGACAAGTACGTGTTCGACCTCACCGCTCTCGAGGACATCCTCACCTCCTTGGAGGTGACGCTGTTCTTCGCCAAGGCGCTCGAGCTCTCGGTCAACGACCGGAGCCGACTGATCCGAGCGATCCACAAGACCGACCTGATCGACGAGCTCCTCAACGGGGAGCACAGCATCGACCTGCAGGACTACGGCATCGACGACCCGGACAACTGGGTGCCTTCCGACGACTGGGTGGACGCTCTCCCTGTGGAGAGCATAGTCCCGGACTCGGAGTTCCTGCTGTCGATCTTCGACGACATCAAGGTCGTGATCGCGAAGACCTTCGTCGAGTTCACCACCATGCTGGCCGAGGTCATGGACGCCATCCCGTCCGACCAGGCTCAGTTGATGTTGGAGGACGCGGCGAAGCTGAACTACAAGACCAACACCTTCGGCACTACGCAGGTGTCGGTCGCTCCGACCATGTCGCTGCCCAACGCTCTGATCCTGGATGACTCCGGATCAGTCACGCGCCAGACCTTCGAGGCTTTGGTCTCGGAGTATGTGGCTGTGGCCAACACCCACCAGATGCACGTCATCTTGGTGAGCAACACCGCCCGGCACTTCGCACCTGAGGAGGTGTCGGTGGCCAACCTCATGAGCGTGGCCCAGTTCGGGGGCACGCACTACGAGGAGCTGATCCGGGACGACATCCTGGGTGACATGGAGTGGGGGACCGTGATCACGATCGCGGACTACGACTCGAGCCCGGCCGCAGCCCAGGTGCTGCAGAACGCTCGGGGCCGTATCGGCCTCCTGCTGGACCTGAGCCTGGTCAACTGTCGTACCTACCTCAGTGAGGTCATCGGCCACCTGGCTGATGACTTCAAGCAGGTGCTGGTGGGTTCCCACAGCTACCCACTCGGCGCCTGACACACAGACTGGCGGGGGCTGTCATGCCACGGGCAGCTCCCGCCGCCCTATCCCTGCGAGAAAAAATCTTCCGCAGGGTCATCATGATGAGAAAGAAGGAGAGCCACTATGGCTTTGAAGGACAACCAGTTGAACATCGCGGGGTACCTCAGCTTCCCGGAGTTCACCCACGTCGAGGCTGTCGCTGCTGCGCAGAAGTCCGGCCACGTCGGCGTCAAGCAGAGCGGGGAGGATGACGCCGCGCTCATGGCGAAGATCGCGGCCGGCATCCCGCTCGGCCCGAAGGAGAAGATGAAGGTCAAGGCCCGGTTCAACCTGCTCCTCACCCAGGCGCAGTACGACCAGCTCAAGGCCGACATCAAGACCAAGATTCTGCCGGCTCTGATCGCCAACGCCAACGGCCGCTTCACCGCAGCCCAGGTGGCGCAGGTGGAGAAGCAGTTGGACGCCGACATGTGGGCGGCGGGTTTGCCGTTCCGTCCTGTCGACGACAAGACCTTGGCCAAGATCCCGGACGTTGTCGTCTCGCTGGCGATCACGCAGTTCGCCGGTCAGGACTTCGACCTGACGGCTCGGGCTCGGGACATCGACTGGCTGGTCGACCCGGCCAACGCGCCCACGCTGTTCCCGGTGGCGCTGCCGGTCAAGGAGGTCGTCGACCCGTCGACGGGCAAGAACCCGAAGCACACTCCGGGTGCCCGTGTCTCGGCTACCGTCGGCTTCTACATCACCACGAGCCCCAGCATCGCGCTGGGTGCAGGAGCCACCGAGGCCACCTGGCTCTCGGAGGGGACGCCTCTGACGGATGCAGCAACGGGCAACGACTCCGCTGCGCTCGACCTGGAGTAGCAGCAAAGCTGCACTCAACCACCTGGGCATGTGGTGAAACTGCCCTCCCATCGTCGAGTTAGGAGAACTCATGATCGAGCCATTCTCAGCCAGCAGGGCTGGGCGACACATGATCTGCCACGGCAGCGCAAATCTGGAAGAAGCAATCCCGGGCTTCATGGTCCAAGACGAGGGCACGGGGGCTGCGGCCTTCGGGACTCAGGTCCACGAGGTGCTGGCCTACATCTACGAGGTGGGTGGCTCTCTCAAGAAACTCCAGACCCTGGAGAAGGAGCTCCGTCTCATCTCGGAGCGGCACAAGAAGAAGCAGCTCTCCAAGCTGGCGGACCCAGCAGAGTTGGAGAAGGTGCTGCCTGGGGTGTCAACGCTCACCCAGGATGTCCTGCTCCAGGTGATCGGTATCTCCCACGTCACGGCCTCAGCCACGACACCGTTTCAGGTGTCGCACTTAGCGCACCTGGTACGGATTCTGGAATACGTCAACAACATCCTCCACCGTCTCATGACTGAGCACGGGGAGGTGTTGACGGCAACCGAGCTCACGCTGGTCAGCGAGTGGACGCACGGCAAGCAGCCGACGACCTTGGACCTGATCTTCTACGGAGACGACTTCATGGAGATCGTCGACTACAAGTGGGGGGTCGTACGGGTGGAGACGGTAGGCAATGTGCAGCTGATGTTCTACGCAGCAACAGCTCTCCGCCTCTCCCCGAACGCTCAGGACGTGAAGGTGCATGTGGCTCAGCCACGAGCCGACAACTTCGAGCAGGTCACGCTCACTGTCGGGGACCTGGCTGCCTTCGCTAAGGAAGCCACTCGTCACGAGGCGGAGATCCTCGCAGGAGACCTCACGCTCAACCCTTCCGACCATTGCTTCTTCTGCCCTGCCAACCCCATCGGGAGGGGGAGCAAGGGGAAGCCTGCATGCCCAGCCATCAAGAAGATGCTGGGCTCGAGAACAGATAGAGGAGCTCTGAACTTAGAGTGAACTTCAACGCCAGCAACACGCTGGGGGCGGACTTCGAGACCTACTCGGATGTTGACATCGCCAACGGGCTCGACAACTACTTCAACGCCCCGAACTTCCAGCCCGTCATCCTTCGGGTCGCACGCTACGGTCCGTCGAGGATCCACTTCGACGGGGTGGACTTCACGCAGAACATGGAGCGTGGCCGCCAAGAGGCGATCAAGCTTCTGAATGACAAGGCCTGGATAGCAGCACACAACGCCCCGTTCGAGATCGGGGTGTGTAACTGGCTGGGGATCACGGATCAGATCCTCTCGTTCAGGTTCGTCGACACCGCAGCGTTGAGTCGATTGGCTGGCTCCGAGTCGAGCTTGCGGTTCGCTGCCCCGCAGCTACTGGGTCTGGACAAGATCGCCTTGGGCGAGGAGCTCATCCAGCTCTTTGCCATCCCGCAGCCAGGGCAGGTAGACCCTGCTTTCGACGTCAACCTGATTAACCTGCACAAGGCCAAGTGGTTGCAGTACATCAACTACTGCAACATCGACGCCAAGCTGAGCTTGGACCTTGCCTTGAAGTACGGGCACCTCTGGACGATGAAGGAGCACCAGTACTCCATGATCACCCACACGATGAACCAGCGTGGGTGGACGGTTGATGCTGACCTTCTGCAACGCATGGAGCAGAGGTACGCGGAGAACCTCGAGAACATCGAGCCAGAGTTCATCCGGCGATTCGACAATGATCGTCAACTGCTGGGGATCAAGGTCAAGGGCATCAAGGATCTCTTTGACCCGGCCGATGCTCAGACCATCGAGACCTACGAAGCCGAGGGGCGTGAGGTCAAGGCTGTCTACGACGAGCCGATCAACCTCGGATCTTGGAAGCAGGTGCTCGCCTTCGCGGAGAAGAACGGGTTCCCTTTGGCGAACACCCAGGAGGCGACGCTGCTCAAGGCCAAGGAGAAGCTCGCCGAGCTCGTTCCTCTCGTCGGAGACCCCGTCAAGAAGAAGGGGTACGAGGCGGTGCAGGCTCTCATCACAGCCAAGTTGGAGATCGGTGGGGCCAGCCTCAAGAAGCTGGTGAAGGTCCGGGACTCTGTCGGGGCCGACCACAAACTACGCAACCAGTACCGCCACATCGGGGCAGGGCAGACCGCCCGCACCTCGGGCATGGGTGTGCAGATGCAGAACCTCCGTAGGTTCCAAGGAGAGCCGGACGACGTCAGCGACATCAGCACGTGGGATAACCACAAGCTGTCGATCAACATGCGCCAGCTATTCACGAGCTCTCACCCTCAAGGTCAATTGATCGTGGGGGACTTCAGCTCGGTGGAGGCACGAAGCCTCGCGCTGATCGCGGGGGCTGAGTGGAAGCTAGAGGCGTTCAGGGCTGGCCAAGATCTCTACAAGGTGTTCGCCGCCAGGGTCTACGGGTGCGGCTACGACGGTGTGACCAAGGACCAGCGGCAGTTCGGCAAGATCGGCGAGCTGTCCGGCGGGTACCAGTCAGGTGGTCAGGCGGTCAAGGACTTCGCTGAGAAGATGGGGGTGTACCTCACCCTTGCAGAAGCTCAGCAGGTCAACGACGACTACCGGGAGATGAACCCGGAGATCGTCAAGTTGTGGGAGCAGCTCAATGAGATGCTGCACGACTGCGTGAACATCCACAGGAGCAACGGGTACAGCCGGGTTCTGGATCTGCCTCACGACAGGATGCAGATTCGGATGATGAAGACAAGGGCGCCACAGTCCTTGCTGGATCAAGAGCCAGGGAAGAACCTCTGCTCGATCTCAGTGGCCATGTTCCAGGATGGCGACCTCGTCTTCGAGAGGTGGATCCACGGCTGCTACCTCGAGGTCTCGGGTACCTGGGCCAATGTCGTCCACTACAAGCCGACGGCCTTGGTGACCGGAGATCTGTGGAAGAACTACTACCTCGATCCGAAAACGGATAAGCAGGTGAAGTACACGATGTACGGTGGCAAGCTCACCGGGATCATCAACCAGTCGTTCTGCAGAGAGTTGTTCTTCTCGGCCTTGCGGGCGACCGACGAGTGGGCTGGTTACATAGGGAACCTCGACCTGATCGGCCAGTTCCACGACGAGATCGTCATGGACTGGTGGCCGAAGCCTGGGGGGATCTCCTTGGATGAGGCCAAGAGGAAGCTCGAGCGGATCATGAGCGACCCTCACCCGTTCAAGACCATGCCTCTGGAAGCGGAGATCAAGAGCGACTACCGCTACACCAAGTGAAAACGGGGGCCCAGGTGGTTTGCACCTGGGCCCCCATACCCTGAAAAGAGAACTCATGGAGATTGTAGGCGTTGACCCCGGCGTTGTCCACACCGGGCTCGTCGTGTTCATGTTCGACGAGATCAATCGGCGGGTGTACGTCCGCCACGGATACCTCGAGGCGGTGGACATCCCGAACATCCGAGCATGGATCGCCGGCCAAACAGTCGGCGGGGACGTAACCATCTTCGTCGAGGACTACCACCAATGGCCAGGACTGCCGATTGACGAGTACATGGTCCAGGCCGTGGGACGGGTCAAGCAGGAACTGCCGACGGCCAAGCTGATCAGGAACACCGGCAGCAAGCTGGTGGTCAGGGTCAAGCTCACTGATCTGCTGGGGGTGACGAAGTTCCCAACCGCCACCCATCACGCCGACATCGAATCGGCTGCACGCATCGCTCTCTACGGGATGCTCAAGGACAGCAGGATGAACGAAATGTTGTTCAGGCTGATCGACGATCAGCTCAACGGGATCCCTTGGAAGGTGGTCCACCAATGAAGAAGCGTGACCTGAGAACGGTCGACTCCATCGCACGGGAGATCGGCGTCAGCCGAATGACCGTGTACCGCGCCGTCCATGACGGCAGCCTGCCCCACATCCGGATCAGGCATCTCATCAAGATCAGACAGGAAGATTTCGAGACATGGCTAAACGAACCAGTCCCACCCGCTTCTACTGCGCCCAAGCCGGTTGCCGGAGATGGACGCTGACCTTGCTCGGCTGGGGCTACACCTACAACGGTTCAGATGACTGGCTGTGCCCGGACCACCTCACCTCTGAGGAGGACGTGAACGTGGTCACCTACCGAGTGGGGGGCACGCCCGACCCGGCAGCCAAGCCGGTGAAGTCGGACACCGTAGCCGAGGTGATCGACGGCAGGGTCAACGTGTACGGCGAGCCGACCGAAGTGTTCTGGCGGCACGCCGAAGCATGGTCGGCCATCCTCGGAACCGAGGTCCGGCCGGACCAGGTGGCGCTGTGTCTCATCGCCTACAAGGCGGTGCGAGCCAGCGTCACGCCGGACTACAGCGACAACAGCGACGACATCGAGGGCTACCTCGACATCTTCCGCAAGATCGTGGACCACGAGATGGGGATGATCCACGCACGCAACACTGAGGACTACGTCGCCAAGGGAGGCAGGGGTGCCCGATAACAACCCGGTCTGGTTCTTCACGGTGGTGGGCATGCTGGCTGTCTGCTTCTCAGTTTCCATGCTTGGCTTGGCCTTTGTCCTAGAGCTCTGGGCCTCAGCCCTGAGATTGTGGATCAAGCACAGGTTCAGGAAGCTGGACAAGATCGCAGACGAAAAGAAGCAGGAGGACGATTGGTGAATATCCAAGAGATCAACTCTGCTCTTGGACGGGAGCTCTTTCCTCATCAGCTTGAAGTGCTGGTGGGGGAGGAGCACACCCCGCTTGAGGAGCTCAGAGCTTTGATCCTGTTCCCGACAGGGGCAGGGAAGACAACCACAGCCTTGGCTCTACTCGCTTACAAGGGGGTGACTGAGGCGTGTGTGGCTGCACCGAAGGCTACACACGATGCCTGGCGGGAAACCGCCAGTCTACTGGGGATCGAACTGGACGTCATCACAGTCCAGAAGTTCTACCAGAAGGACTACAAGCTCAAGCAGGGAAGGGCGTTCATCGTTGATGAAGCTCACATGCTGGGCAGTCACGACGGGAAAGCCTTCAAGAAGTTGGACCGCAACGCTCCGCACTTGAAGGCGCCGCTCATCTTGATGAGCGCAACGCCGGAGTACAACGACGCCGAACGGGTCTATTGCATCCAGCACATCCTGGACCCGCTCTCCTGTCCGGGCGGGTACCTCAAGTTCTTGAAGGACAACTTCGTCACCGAGTCCACTCTCTACTCGATGGTGCCTGTCGCGGTGGAGTTCCTCCGCTACTCGGGAGACGACGCTGCTCGCCAATACTTGGCGGACCTGCCTCACGTCTACTACCAAGAGGACACGGTGACCTTCACGATTCAAGAGCAAGATTTCCCGCTGAACGCGAACCTGGATCTTCTCGGATACGGGATCGACTACCGGAACCGGAGGGTGATCGCTTCGCAGATCGAGGAACGTCATGCGTTGAGGGTGCAGGCAATCGTCGACACGGACGAGAGGCTGCACCCCCATCTGTACGACCACCTCACCTACCTGGCTGGGCAGGCTCACACGCCTCTGCTCGTCTACGCCTGGCATGAGGATGTCGTGCAGGCTCTGGCGAACTCCCTCGTTGATCACGGAGTGGAGTTCGCCACGTACACCGGCTCAACCCCTGACGATCTCAGGGCTGCGGCGGTGGCCAGCTTCAAGGCTGGCGAGCTCGACGTGCTCATCGGAACCGACGCTCTGGCGACAGGAACCGATGGGCTCGACAAGGTGTGCGACTGGCTCATCCTGCTGGATGACACCAACGACGACACTCGCCGACGTCAACTCATCGGGCGCATCTTGCCCCGAGGAGCGGACAAGGACGCGACCAAGAAGGTCATCGTCCGCTTCAACTACATCTAGGAGAACTCATGCTCTGGTTTGAGCACATGCAGAACTACACGGATACCAGTCCCATCAAGCCGATGGTCACAGGGCCCGAAGGATACGCCCTGGTCCACGTCTACCCTCAGCCTGAGGGAGACCCGAAGACCCAACCCGGGTGGGGGTTGGTCGGAAGCAACGGCAAGCCTGGGTTCATGGAGAACTATTCAGCGAGGAAGTTCGACAAGACGACCGCACTCTACCAGTTCAAGACTCACGGGAGTCCGTTCGCTCTTGTAATGAGGTCGGTGCAGGCGGTGTGCGTCGACATCGACGGGAAGAACGGGGGCTTCGAGTCCGTGCGCCAAGGGAAGCTCGGGATCCTCCCGCCCACCTTGGCGGAGCGTAGCAAGTCGGGGAACGGGGTCCACCTGTTCTACGCAACTGACGAACCGTGGCACTCGAGCGAGGGCTTCAACCAGTTCCGGGACATGATCGGCGTCGCACCAGGCGTCGACATCAGGGCCACCGGATGCGTCTACCACTACGCCGGGCAGGCGTGGCACGACTCTTTCACGGCTCTGGCACCTGTTCCAGCGGAGCTCAACCAGATCCTCACGGCGGCCAAGACGGCGCCGTTGATGACCCGGGCAGTCGTTGCTGGCTACACCACTGAGGAGCACGAACTCGCGGTGATCAACGCGACCTCGGATCTGCACGCCGCCAACCCTGCCCCAGGTACTCGGAACACCACCCTGTTCGCCCTCGGCTGCAAGCTGTCGGCGTTGGACATCCCGGATTGGGAGGTCGCCCTGTTCGCGAAGGCAACCGCTGTCGGACTGGACCCTGTCGAGTCCCGCAAGATCATCAGCAACGTGATCCGTTACGCCTGACCTGTCCACCTCTCGCAGAGCAGGGGGGATCGTGCATCCGCACGGTTCTGCACAGAGAGGAACTACATGGACATCTTCACTCAGGACGCCAAGAACAAGGCCAAAGAGGACATCGTGCGCAGGCTGGGTGATGGGGTCATCTCCATCAGCTCAGCGAAGGCTCAGAGCCAAGCTGTGGACGAGATCCTTGGAGATACCAAGGAAGATTGAATACAGAGACGCTGCCTCTAGGGACTTCCCTCCCTGGGGGCAGCGTCTTTTTTTTGCTCACATCGTGCTATTTTTTTGTGTATGACTGAGAAGATCGACAAGTCCTTGGCCGCCGATGTTGAGCGGATGCTCCAGAACCGGATCACCGGAAAAAGGGCGAACGCCTCCACCGTGCAGACCTCAGCGAAGCCCCGGGAGAGCAAGCGCATGAACGCGATCTTGCTGCCGGTCGACGAGCGACCGAAGATGCCGCTGACCAAGACGAAGTACGCGATCAACGAGAACGCCAACCTCGTGGCTTGGGAGCGGGAGACCCGCAGGTTCCTTCGCAACTTGAGCCCTGATTACGAGCACCGGGTGTCGGACGCCATGATCTTCGAGTGGGCCACAGGCATCTCAGTCAAGGGTGCGATGGAGACACCTGGTGCCACGGTGCGCACTGATCTGCGCAGGATCCGGAAGATCCTCGAGTACTACTTCGGGGACAAGTTCATGACCTGGATCGCAGGCAAGAAGGTGATGAACTGCTACCGGGTCAAGGCGGGGCACCGCATCAACGAGCGCAGGCCGATGACTATGACGCTTTGGGCGGAGTGGCGGGCCGGGGAACTCCACAACCCGAAGACCGCACGGCAGGCTGTCTGATGCCCGCGCCGCGCAAGCCTCTGGTCGAAGTCCCCGACGACCGCTACTACCTGGCGGGGGGAGGGTATTCAGGAAAGAAACCGTGGAGTGGTCAGAGATTCCCTCCATTGGTGCTGCTGCACCTCGAGCATCGGCTGATGCCCGAAACCAGGCCGGACAGTGAAGCGCGAGGGCACCGCCTCAAGTGCCGGTGCCACGTCTGTCGTCGACCAGGAGCTAAGAGGGCAAGACGGTTGCTACAGACAAGGGACGCTAATCGCCGCAGCAGGGAGCGGGCGGCGGCTCAGAAGATGACGGAGTCTTCCGACACCATCTCAGTGTCGTAGATCGCACCGCCCTCGAGTCGCTCGAAGATCAGTTTGATGGCTGTGATGTCGCTGTCGATGATCGCGTGCAGCAACAGGTCGGCCGCCATCCGGTCCTGCAGGTCGTTGCTGTTCTCCCAGACCGCCTTCACGGTGCCGAACTTCTGGTTCCACAACCACGCCAGCCGGGAGTCCGGGCTCTGCTTGTAGGCTGCGGGCACCTCATTGCGGTACCGGCGCTTCGGGGTCTTGTCGTACGGCTCTAGCTCTGTGCTCACATCGTCACCGATCCCTTGGTCAGGTCGCCCATCTCGAGGCTCTCGTTCACGCGGGTGGCTGGCAGGCTACCTGCTCGGCGGCGGCCTACCAACTTGTCGAAGATGATCTTGCGGGCCCGGTTGGCCCTGGCCGTGGAGCCCACGATGCGCCCATCGCTGCTGTTGGCGATGACGTACAGCTCGCGGCAGATGTGCTCCCACATCGGCACCTCGCCCACGTCGGGCGAGCTCGGTTCGAGGTTCTGGCTCAGCCGTTGCAGGGCGAGCCGGACGCTGACGTGGTTCTTGAGCCGGGGCTCGGAGTTGCTCATCGGTGCCATACGTTGCTCCATCCGCTCGTGTGGTCGGTGGCGTTGCTGACGCCGCCTTGGTCGAAAAGCTGGTCTCCGAAGAACTCCAGCTCCTTGATCGCCTGATCCGCATAGCGTAGGGCGTCCATCATGTGGCTGTACTTGTCGTGCAGCGGGACGTCGGACCACTGTTGCAGTTTGGTGTTGAACTCGTACTTGTAGTTCTCCAAGCACTCGAGCAGCCACTGGCAGTTGCCTGGATCTACGATCTCGGTGACGCCGCCGGGGATGATGATCCCACTCTCGGTCTCGGTGTCTTTGGCTCGTTCCGTCAAGGTGCCGTGGATGATCGTGTTGTACAGGCTCATGCGGGTCTGCTGGATGTCGGTCACGATGTCGTAGTCACCCGACCTGGAGCCGGGGATCCTGTACACCTTGTTGCTCTTGGCCAGAACCCGGACGCGAGGGAACCTCTGCCGCATCATGTCCGCCGGTGTGGTGTTGACCGCCTTCTCGTGGTGGTCGCCGTCCCAGGGCAGGATGATGAACCCGATCTGGTTGAACCAGTGCTTGGTGGCGAGCACGTCTACGTACTCGGGTAGCGCCTTGCCGTGGCCTTCGCCGCAGTCGTAGATGAACTTGCGCCCGTTGATGTACTGGAACGCGATCCAACTGGTGGCGTCGCTGTGCTTGCCTGAGGAGCCGATGTCGAAGACCACGTACACCGGGTGGCGGGGGTCGAGATTGAACTTGTGGACGCGGCCCTCGTTGACCATCGCCATGTACGCCTCGCCGTAGACGGCGGCAGCGTCCATCTCCTCGAACGAGCAGTAGTACTCCTGCTCGAACATGCGGTCGTTTCCGAACCGCTTGCGGTAGGAGTCCCGGATCTCCTCGAGCTTCTCTTGGGTGACGATGGCTGGCTGGCCGCTGCGCACCATCATCTCGTTGATGTCGTCGATGGTGCGCACGATCACCTGAGCGTCCTTGCGCCCCTGCACCGACTCCATCAGCTTCCACAGCGGGTTGTGCCGCTTGCCTCGTGGGGTCGACACCGCCATCAGCCGGGTGTTCGGGTTGTTCTCGATGATCGGCTGGATGCGGATGACCGGGTCTTCACGCATGAACAGGGCGAGCTCGGTGATCGTGTAGTCCTGGAAGCTGGTGCCGACACCGCCCTTGTCCTGGCCGGACTGGAAGAACCCGAGCAGCTTGAGCCAGGACTGGTTGTGGTAATGGCCCTCCTTGAGGGTCTCCTTCCACTTGACGTGGGTGGACGGCACCTCGTCCCTCAACGCGCGGACGTACTCCCCGCAATCGGGGCAGAGGTAGGTCTTGTTCCAGATGATGTTCGCGATCTCCGGGTTGGACAGGCCGATGTAGAGCCCGGTGGTCTTGGGTGTGGCCAGCCGGGCCCTGCTCTGCTCGTTGATCGCGGCCATGTCCTTGCCGGACTGCCGGGGGTACACCCCGATGCCGTACGTCTTGGTCTGCCACATCTGGTGGAGGTCCGCCTGGTACGGCCGGGGCTTGTAGTGCTGAGGGAACTTGGCCATGACTACACAACCAGGCACCAGTCGTCCGACAGCAGATCGGTCTGGCTGGCCATCCAAGGCACTCTGTCGCCCTGGACGGTGGTGATGTAGATGTAGGGCAGCGTCATCTTGCTGTGCTCGTCGGGCTTCTGCAGCTCAAGCCACTGGGACTTGCCGTTCCACCCGAGCCGCATGACCCGCTCGCCTTCTTCGAGAGCGGAGACGGCGTCCCCGATGCCGCCGATGGGGACAATCTCGAGAGTGCTCATTGGCTTGCCTTCCGGGTGTAGGTGCTCATCAACCCGGCCAGGCCGGGTCGGGTCTGTCGAGCGGCGGAGGCCAGCCTGCCCGAAAGCAGACCCGCCTCCACCGCCATGTTCGCCACAGCCTGGGCCCGGTCCTTGGCCCGATCCTTCTCGATCTTCTTGTGGATCGAGGCGAGGCTGGTCTTCGCTTTGCGGCCCATCAGAACTCGATGCCCTCCATGCCGATCTCCTTCATGAAGGTCGACCAGTCATCACCGCCGGCTCCGCCGCCCGAGCCACCCTTGACGGAGATCCCTGCTTGAGGGCGCTCGTCGGCGGCAGGTGCAGCGGGGGCTGCGGGTGCGGCTGGGGCTGCGGGTGCGGCTGCCGCCCCCAAGGTGGACCGGATCTGGTTGATGAGCGGCTGCGTGGGGATGGCGTACCCCCGCAGCTTGCCTTCCACCCGGACCTCGTACGGCTTGAGGGTGGCGGCCACTTGGTCGGCCAGCACCTTGTTGAAGCCGGGAGTGCCTGGCACCAGGTCCGGGTTGTCCGACAGCATCTGGATCGAGGAGCGGATGGTGTCGCGCACCTCTCGCCCCTCGGTCTCGATGAGCTCTTGGGTGCGTTCCTGCAGGACGTTGGTCAGGATCGCCCGGACTGCCTCCTGCCAGTCACGGACCTCGCTGGTGGAGTTCAGCCGGACGTTGCCGTCCTTGCCGACGGCCGGAACCTCTTTGCCCACCATCATCAGCGCGGGCTGGTTGATGGCTTCGAGGTAGTTCCCGAACTCCTCGCGCATGGTGTCGGCGGCCTTGGCCTGGTACTGCTGGGTGAGGTTGGCCTCGAACTTCTCGCTGGCCTCACTCAGTCGGGCGAGGACGCCTGGATCGGCTGCGGGAGGGGCGATGGGTTTGGCAGAATCAGCGCCTGTAGCTGCTCCTGGAGCTCCCGCACCCTCGGCTCCGGCTCCTGAGGCCTCGCCATTAGCGCCAGGCTGGCTGCTGCCGGCCTCTGAGGCGTTGGCTGGAGGGTTGGCAGGGTCGGCTCCTGCGAGGCCGGGAGAAGCAGGTTCTCCTGCCGCTGCCGGAGCTCCGCCAGCCTCGCCCCCGTCCGATCCAGCTCCAGCAGCAGGAACCTCTGGTGCCGCAGCAGGCGCCTCTCCTTGGCCCTCGCCGCCCGAGAGGCCCATGAAACCGAGAAGATCCTCCATCTCAGCGATGTCCGAACTCGTCGAAGGGTTCGGATCAGGTAGCTCAGCAGCGTTGACACTCACAGCGCCTCCTTGTTGCGGTGCTCAGCGAGCAGCTCGACGAGGGCCTCCTGGTCCTCCTGGGTGAACTGGAAGCCGATGGTGGCCAGGTGAGCCACCAGGCCGGGGTTGTGCTGGTTGCCGTGGAAGACCTGGTACGCCTCCGGGATCGACGCCGCCTCGATGGCCGCATCCGGGTGGGTGAAGTCGAAGCGGTCCTCCCAGTCGGCGGAGAGCTTCTCGACCTCGGTGATGATCTGGCGGTAGGCCGCGTCGTTGACCACCCGGTCCTCGGCCTCGTTGGCCACCTCGAGGTCGCCGATCTCGATGGCCTCGGCCACGATGTCGCGCATGGCGGAGACCTTCTCGCGCCACAGAGTCAGCAGCAGCGGGATGTCCTTGTAGTGGACGTCCCGATAGGTGTTGATCAGCCGCAAGCCCTGGTGGAAGGTCGGCTTGTTCGCCGCGTCGTCGTCCACGTTGTCCAGCACGTTCTTCCAGACCTCGAGCACGGAGATGTAGTCCTCCTGCTCGGCAGAGGGGGTCTCCTGCTCCTGGCCGGGGATCTCTACGACGAGCTCTCCAACCTGTTCGTCGGTGCTCTGAACTTCTTCGATGGCGCTCATACGTCGATGGCCTTTCCGGTGATGCCGCGAAGCTCTGCCTCACGGATGATGGCGGCGACGACGCTGCGCATGTCGTAGCCAAGGAGGTTGGCGACTCGCGCCTTCTTCACACGGTCGGGGACCAGGTCGGCCCCGCCGTAGTACTTCTCGACGTCCTTGCGGTCGAACGCCTTCTGACCTCGGTAGGTCAGGACCTTGAACGGGTAGCGCGGGTCGATGTAGATCCCTACCTGGTAGGTGGGCAGGGTGACCTTCGCCTCGGTGGTCACCATCTCGCCCTCGCCTTCGACCTCGAAATACTCGGTCGTGTTGCCGCTGACGACGCGCTCCTTGCGAACGCCTCGCGACAGGTACTTGATGACGCGACGGGCTCGGGGCCGGGCACCGCTGGGCTTCTGGACCTCCTCCTGGAGCCAGATCCGTCCGGCCTCGTCGCGGCGGATCGGATCGGTGGGAGCCTTGGCGTTCATCCGCATGCCGGGGAGCTCGCCCTCGTCCTTCGGGGCCTTCGGGATGGAGGCGTGCGGGTTGATCGCGGTCGGATTCGTGGCCGGCATCGGCTCAGCCTGAGTGGTCTCGGGATCCGGGAGAGCCTTGAGCCAGTCGACCTCGGAAGCCTCGTCGCCCGCGAGGGACCGCCCCGCCAGCCCGGCCTCAGCCAGCGCATTGATCGCTTCGTTGTAGGTCGAGGCGAGCTCCTCGGTTGAGTACTCGCGGTAGTGCTTGGAGAACTTCACGCCCATCTCCTTGAGGGCGCGGTAATACTCGCCCCTCGTGCTGGGCTCGGGAACTGACATCTTTCCTCCTAGGTGGGCATTTGTTCGGTTGCGTGCCTACCCTCCCACGCAAGGGCCGGGCCTCACAAGTCCGCCGCGCCGACGCTCACCCAGGGCCGGGGGCCGGGTCTGCCGCGCCGACGCTCACCCAGGGGCGGGGAGGGTGTCGGGACCAGGACTTAATGGGGCTTAGGCGGGCAAATCGGACAAACCATGCCAGTCCAGGCAAGTACAGGTGTTCCTTAAACCTCTACGCGTGTGTGTGTGTAAAAGTTTACGGAACACCTGTACTTGCCTGGACTGTCCTATTTTGTCTACCCAAGATGTCCGGATTGTCCGTACCCCCGTTTGGGTGTTGGGCTAGACCCTCTTGGGTGCCTGGGCTGCCCTCTTGGGTGCCTGGGCTGCCCTCTTGGGTGCCTGGGCTGCCCCATCACGGCCTTCGGGTGTCGATGAACGGCGTCGGAGTGCCTGAGTCGGTGAGCTGCTCTGCAGAGTCCGCCACGACCCTGCCGTACTCGAACGTCTCCACCGACCCGTACTCGTAGCCCACGTTGACCGAGACTGGGGTGAAGCGGTACTGGATGGTGTTGATCTGGCCGTAGCTGGGCCGATGCACGCCCTCCTCGATCACCGAGTTGGCGTAGAAGCGCCACTCCTTGATCGCGTCCCCGGCGTACTGCACACGCAGGTAGTCGGTCAGATCCCACGACTTGGGGAAGATCCCAGGGTAGCTGGGCTCAAGGTCGCGCACGACCTTGCTCACGTCCAAGGGTTTGCCGTTCAAGGTCCAGCCCTTGACGCCGTACTCCATCGAGCCCTGGAAGTTGCCGAGCTGGATCTCCAACTGTTGCAGGTGGCACCAGGCGTCGTGCGCCCTGTTCGCACCTTGGATGTTGGTCTCCAGCAGCCACGGGATAGCGAGCTGCTGAGTCGTGCCCAGCGACGGGTGCTGCACGTCATCGAGTCCGGCCTCCACGTTGAAGATGTAGATGCCGTCCGGCTTGACCACCGCCATGTGGATCTTGTCATTGAGCTCGATCTTGCGCAGCGCGATGCCCTGCACCAAGAACCGGGACCAGGTGCCGCCCTCGGCCACAGTGTCCAGCACCCATATCTCGTTGCCCTGACAGTGCTCTGCCAGCGGCTCTCCGTCCAGGTGGTGGACCAGGTACCAGATCCGGCCGTCGTGCTCGCACGAGATGATCGAGCTCTTGTGGTGCAGGTCGACCCACTTGTTGCGGATCTGCGCCGTCATCTCCTTGTGGGAGATGTTGTAGTTGTTCGCCGTCGACTTCATCAACTGTTCTTCGAGCGGGTGATAGAGCGCGTTGTTCACGACCTCGCAGCCGTACGGCGACACCGTGCCGGGTGTAGCTGTCGTCTCCTCGAAGGCCATGATGGCCATGTTCTCCGTGAGCCCGCTGACCTCGGCCGGAGCCATGTAGAAGCCGGTGGAGTAGCCGTCGGCGCCCAGGCACAGGATCGTCAGTGTGTCGACTGACTGAGGGTTCTGCCACAGCTTGACGCAGGCCGGAATGTACAGATTGCCCGTTGTGAGCGTCTTGTACCCTCCGCCCTGGTTCGCGGTGAAGTCGGTGTACTTGCCCTGCTGGTTGCTCGTCCAGCGCACCACGGCGCCCTCACGGCGGTCGTTGACCAGCACCATCCGGTCCCCTGCCACGATGCCCTGAGCGGCCCGTGGCGGGTCGCTGTAGTTGCGCCGGGCCGTGACACTGGGCAGGGGTGCGATGATCGAGTAGTCGGCCTGAGCCGGCGTGTGCTTGATCCACCCACCGGCGTTGTAGGTCAGGCCGTCGATGAGCTTGGACTCGACCAGCACGCCGTCAACGGGCACAGGGTCGTGGTCGGACCAGGTGGTCATGTACAGGTTGAGGTACTGCGCTCCCTTGGCGATGGCGTCGGCGTAGACGGCCTCAGGGACGTACGCGATGAGCTGGTCGGCCACCTCCCCCGCATTGAGGGTCTCGGCGCCCCCAGGCTGGCTGTTGGCCCCGGACGGGGCGTTCCACTTCCAGCCCGTCCACCGCCGCTGCACTTTCACCACCGTCACCTGCGAGGGCGCGCTCTCGCCGATCTCGTTGGTGAAGGTGTACCAGTAGCCGACACCGTAGATGTTGTTGGCCGCCGTGCTGGAGATCAGCGTGTCCGACTGAGGGACGGCTGCGGTCTTCGTGGCAGGGGAAGTGATGGTGGCGGTGTTGGGGTGGATCACCGTCAGCTTGTCGGTGGCGTTCCACGCCGGACGCTCGATGGCCTGGATCTTGCTGACCCGGGGAGAGGAGCCCACCCAGAACATCCGCACCGACTCGCCTGCGTTCGACAGCGCGAGCACCTTGTTGTCGATCTGCAAGTAGCGGACGTACGTCGTGCCCGCCTCGAACGCCAGCGCCTCCTCCGTGGGTGTGGTGGCCGGGAACTCGAACCCGCACTCGGTCAGCGTGCGGACGGTGTACAGGTGAGTGTCCCGGTCGTAGGTGGCGACCCGGAAGCCGACTTTCTCACCACCACCGAAGTCCTCACGCACCGCGAACAGGATCGCCTTGCGTGCGTCTGACTCTCCCGGCATCACGATCCAGAAGTGCTCGAAGGTGCCGACAGCGGTCAGGCCGTCGGTGCTGTCGAGGAAGTAGTCGGGCTCGAAGATCGAGTTCAGCCCAGGACGGATACGGGCAGCGCCCTCTCGGCTGATCCAGACGTTCTCCATCAGGCGCAGCGAGTTGGGCTCCGACAACCCAGGAGGGTACTCCGTCGACCAGCCGGAGAACTCGCGCAGGTAGCCTTTGGCGAGAGGCCGGTCGATGGGGGGCGCGATCTTCTTCTTCGGGGGCATCAGTAGCCGTCCTGGTGCGGGTGGTGGGTGATCCTGTGCCGAGACGGCACCAGGCCGTTGACCAGTGGCAGCCGGAAGGTGTTGCTGTAGGCGAGCTCAGTGTTGTCGCTGTCCTGCTCCATGAGCTGGTACATCAGATCCTTGTACTGGTCCTCGAGGATCTGCACGCGCGGCTGCATCACCGGGTCGGACTGGGCGTAGAAGAACGCCGCCTTGAGCACCACCAGGTCCGGGTAGTCGAAGTCGACCTGTTGGGTACGCAACTCGTCAGGGACATCGACCAACGGCTCGTTCGGATCCTCTGGCTGCTGCGGGAGCGTGAACACGTCGGGCTCACGCATCATCGGCGCGTGGATCTCGTACCCTTCCTCGGACTTGAAGAAGGGGCGGTTGAACCGGAGCGTGTTACGCACGACCTCACACCACAGACCGGCCTTGTCGATGTACTTGTGCAGCGAGCCTCGCGGGGTGAAGTAGGCCCACTCCACGGTGTGCCCTGTGGCGGCATGCACCAGCCGCACCGCGTCGTCGTCCTTCTGGCGTGGCCGCTGGGCCAGGGAGAACTGGATCGACTGGTCGCCTGCCACCACGGTGCCGATCACGGTGTCGTCGAAGTAGTAGGACCACTGGTGGTCTCGGGCCACTGATCGGAGGGCGCGGTTGATCGCCCGGACGACGGCGTAGTAGCGGTCCTGCTCAGGCTGGTACTGCAGATCGAGGCCGGTGAGCATGCCGAGCACTTCGGCCACCGCCTCGTCCAGAGACATCAGCAGGTTCGGGTTGGTAGCCATATCACCAGCTCCTTAGCTGTGCGCCCTCGGGAGCCTTGGACGCGGTCTGCGCGCTGAACCCGGCCTCGAACCTGGACATGTTCTGCTGCCCCTCGAAGTCAGGGTTGCCGGCCCAACCTTGCAGAGCGGCTGACGGCATCTGCGTGGAGTACGCCTTGCCGACCTGGGCTGCGGCCTTGTTGAACGCGCTCTTGGCCTGCTTGGACGCCGACTTCTGGCTCTTGGAGTCCGACGACTTCTTGTCGTTGACCATCGCGTCGCCGTAGTCGCTGCTCATCTGGCCGTAGATGTTGCCCAGGTTGGTGTAGGCGTCGGTCATCTGGTTGTAGTAGTTCTGCCACTGGTCGCCGACCTTGCTCTCGGCGTCCAGGAAGTTGTTCAACCGAGAGGTCTTGGTCGCGCTGGTGAGCCCGCCGAGCGAGGCGTTGACCGACGAGAGGGTGTCCCAGTAGGCGGTGTTGATCTCTTGCTGGTTGGCATCCCAGTTGCGCAGGCTCATCAGCCCAGCACGGAGGGTGTCGCTCTCTCCCGCACCTTGGATCGCGGTCTGCTCCATCGCGTTGACGCGCTCACGAGCTCGGTTGCGAAGGTTCGCGAACGAGTCCGCAGCCTCCGAGCGTTCGTTGCGCAGAGTCTGGTCCCGCAGGGAGCTGTACGACACGTCGTACTGGTCCAGCAGGTCTCGATCCACAATGCCTTGCTGCTGGCGGATCGAGCCGATGCGTGTGTCCCGAGCCGTGCCGAACCCGGCCAAGCCCTTCTTGATCGAGTCGGCCTGGGCCTTGAGCAGCTTGGCCCCGCTGCGGCTGTTGGCCGCCGCCTGGTGCTGGGCCTTACTCGGACCCGACGATCCTGCCGAGCCTGCCGAGCCTCCCGAGCTTCCCGACCCACTCGACGACGAGCCCTTCAACATGGAGTTGAGAGCCTTGTTGAGGGCGGCGTTGTCCTGCTCGTCGAAGCCCAGGACGTCCTGCTTGCCACCTTCGTACGCCTGTCCGATAGTTGCTGCGATGGACGCCGCAGCGCCACCGAACAGGCCAGGGATGCTGGCCATCTGGTCGATTAGGTTCGGCTTCGTAGCCATCACATCCCCCTGACGATTGCGTCGATGAGCTCGGAAGCTGTGCGTTGGGGAGCGAGCTCGGTGTCCCCCGGACCAAGGGGGATGATCGGCTTGTCCCCGTTGGCCTGGAGGCGGGCCTCGAGCCACGTGGTGAACTCCTTGCCCAGACCGTACTTCTCGACGGCGGACATGATCGTGCGAAGGCCGGAAGTGACGTTTTCTCCGGGGGTGGCCAGAGCAACAAGTGCATCCTCGAAGTTGATGACCTTGCCGTCCTCTAAGGTGAACGTGCTCTGTGGGAGGATCGACGTCGGAGTGAACCCGGTGAAGTCGCTCAAACCTGTCTGGAAGTTGGCCAACCCCTTGGACTCGATGTACTGACCAGCCTTGGTGAGATCGTCGATGGTACGCGAGTAGTCCTCCAGCAACCCTTGGTTCCAGCGGTCACCGATCAGTTCCTCGTCGGTGGGCATGCGGGAGGTGGCCTTGCCGGTCTCGTCGTACGTGGCCGGGCCGAAGTAGCCGGCCAGGCCCGTGCCCGACCGCATCGCGCTCTGGTACTTCTGCAGGGACGCCCACTCCGCGTTGGAGATACCCGCCTTGCCGGAGGCGAAGTCGCCAAGCCCGCCGATGGCAAGGCCTCTCAACTGGCCATCCTTGTCCTTCTTGAGCGTGTCGCCGAGGGTCAGGGAGTTGTCCGGCTTCCAGCCGATCTGCTCGACGAACGCCAAGGTGTTGGGGCTGTAGGTGTCGGTTCTGATGTCATCTCCGAACAAGGCTCGGGCTGCGGCGTTGTACGCCTCCCGCTGCTCTGCTGACGGATTGAACCCCGACTTCGGATCCGCCAAGGCTCGGTCGGCGTCGTTGGCCTGCTTGAGCAGAGTGTTGAATCTGATGCGCTGCTGGTCTTCCGGGGTGCGCTTGTTGAACTCCTCCAGCGTGATCGTGTTGTAGAGGGTCGGCATGGAGCCGGTGCCGCTGGACGACACAGCAGAACGACCTGCTCGCAGGAGCTCCTCGGAGCGAACCTTCCTCTGAGCCTCTTTCTCCCGGGCTTTGTAGTATTCGAGCTGGCCCTCCTGCAGAAGTGCCAGAGCGCCACCTCTCTTGTTATCGTCAGCCATCGTTGTCTCCACTCCACTCAGGCAGCGTGGACAACGCACCTGCGAGCATGGCGAGTTGGTCGACGGCCTCCGTCAGCGTCTGAGGGGCCGGCAACACAGGCCATGCTTGCAGGTGCGCCATCACTACTCCAGGGTCTCCCAGGCCGACGTGTCCACGTCTACCGCGACACCGTTGGCCGGAGCCTCGGTCACCTCGGGCTTGATCGTGACGTTGGCCGCCGACTGGACGCCGAGGTAGCCGCCGACCAAGACCTGTGCCTTGAGCCAGCCGTCTGCGAACTCGACATCGAATCCTTCTGCGACCTGGAAGCCCACGACCCACAGGGCGTAGGCGATCAGGAGCCCGAGGCGGAGCCACGAAGGGATCGCCCGGAGGGTCTTGTCGAGGATGGTTGCGGTGGTCATGCTGAGCCTTTCTAGGAGAGGGCGCTGTTGATGGCGGTGGCGTTGTCACCGATCCACGCCAAGAGCGCAGGTCCGATGACGCTGTTCTGGTCCTCGAGATCTGCGACGACGAGGGGTGCCACGGACGACTCGAGCTCGGTCTGAGTGACCAGCCCTGCGGTGTCCAAAGACCCCAGGAGGTCGTCCGCGTACTTGTGGAAGTTGTAGGTGCTCAGCAGGGGCATGGCCTCTACCTTTCGTGTCGTGGCCTGCGATCTTCTCTTGGGCCTCTAGCCTTTCGGCTGTTGCTAAGCCGGGAGGAACCCCAGCGCTGTCACGGTGATCTTACCGGCGATTCCGTCGGCGGTCAGTCCCTCTCGCCGCTGGAACGTCGCCACGGCAGAACGGGTGCCCGGACCGTACTTGCCATCCGCCAGAACCCCGAGCGCCCCTTGGAGTTGGCGAACAGCCTTGTTCTGGTTGGAGCCCTTCTTGGCGTACTTGTTCCGAAGCCCGGCCTTGTACTGCTTGAGCAGGAAGTCCACTCGGATACGCCCCCGGGGATGGGGCTTGTTCTTGGACGGCTCTTTCACCGGGGTCAACCGGCTGGCGAGCTCGGCACGAACCTCGCTCATGTCGACCTTGCCCGGATCCCACTTGCCGGTCTCCGAGGTCTCCTTGTGCGAGCGGCACCACGCGGCACCCGACTTCATCTGCTGCAGAAGGATCGCGGTGACCGCCAACCCAGCCTCGTACTGCGGCAGGCTGAAGCCGCTGCCGTCGGACTGGAACTCGATCCCGACGAACACCTTGTTGCCGTCGGTGCGCTTCTTCAAGGGGCCGCCCTTGCGAGCCCAGCCGGCGTGGTTGGCTCGGCCAGCAGCCAGGATGTAGACCGTCCCGGCTTTGGAGATCGAGATCTGCGCCAGAGGGGCTGCGAGATCCTTGCGGCCCGTGCGCGCCAGCCAGGTGGCCATCGCCTTGCCTTGCAGGGTGGAGCCCGTGTGATGCCACAGCACACCCTTGGGTGTGAAGGAGCCTGGGCGGCCTCGGCTGTACCAGCCTCCGATTGTGACGACCTTCAACCCGGCGGCCCGGAGGCGCTGGGGTAGATCCTTGGGTAGCTTGCTCATGGTGCTCTCCTTACGCGGTACGGCGCCAGCCGTACATTCCTGCTGGGACTTGTGGGTTGACCAAGGCTATGTCGAGATACGCTTCGACACAGGTACCTGACGAGGTCGACCCGTTGGAGACAATCCCGCGAACGAAGATTTGGCGGCCCGCCTCGAGGTACGTGAGCACCGTCGTCTCGTAAGAGTTCCACGGGCCTGTAGGTTTAAGGTTCACAGCCATAACCAGGGGGCCGCCAGACCTCAGTATCTCGGCACCTGCGATATAGCCTGTTCCTGCCACGAGGGAGGCGTTGAACCTGATGTAGCTGGAGAGCGCGTACACCCCGTTCTGAGGGATCACGACCTGGCCAGAGCTGAGAGAGAAGCCTCCGGAGTTCTGTGTGAAAGACTCCATGCCGAGGACAACAGCGCTGTTGTTCCCGAGGATAGCGACGTCTGTGGCCCTCGCAGCCCGGCACGCCACCTGCCTCTCCATTTCAACCCACGACCCCCCGAACAGGGTTGCTGGCGAGGTCGAGGAGGCCGAGATGTAGTTGGCTCCGACGGGGTACGCCTCGAGCGCGTCGCGTGCCTCTTGGGCTGCGAGCCTGCCCTCGTGGTTCGAGACCAGAGAGCTCAGGTCGAGGGCATCGTTGGCGTTGCGCCGGATGCCCTCCTCGGCCCAGCGCAGCCATTCCTCTGAACGCTCTGCCATCAGTCTGCCAACTCATCAATCGTGCGGGGGATCCAGTGCCCATATACCGGATCGAAGACCACGCTCCACTCGTACCACGTCCCATCCTGCCAGACGCCTCCGTTGGTGATCCCGACCTGATCGCTGTCGGGGTCGTCCACCCAGATGGGCGGCGGCTCATTCGCCCCAGTGGTGACGAAGGACTTGATCACCGACCAGTCGGTGGTGCCGTTGTCGGTCACCGTCCGCACCCGCACGTAGAACACCGTGCCGGTCAACAGGCCACCCACCGTGCAAGGGTTGGTCGCCACCGTCGTCTCCCGGAACACAGAGGCGAACGTGGCTCCGAGGCTGAATTGGACCTGGTATCCCAGGATCGTCGCCCCTCGCAACCCGACGGGCTTGTCCTCCCAAGCCATGTCCACCGTGTTGGAGCCTGGCGTAACCTCCCAGTCCACGCCTTCGACCCCTCCGAAGTCGGGCGGGTCGGGCAGGTTGGCCACCGTCTTGAAGGTGTACTGCGCCGACCAGGGGCCGTAGCCGGCGGAGTTGGAGACCCGGACCTTGTAGTAGTAGTTGGTGTTAGCCACCAGCCCGGTGAGCACGTACGCGGACCAGGAGCCCACAGTGTGCGTCGCGGTGCCTGTGAAGCTGGTGTCGGTGCGCAGCTCGATCTGCATGTTCGTCACGGTCGCGCCGCCGTTGTCGGACACCGACCCCTTCTGGACCGTCGCCCCGACTGAGGTGATCGACGTGGCCCCGTTGCCTGTTGGCGCCGAGGGTGCGACCGCCGGAGTGGTGTAGGTGGTGCTGTTGTTCGACCAGGGGCCCCAGCCCGCTGCGTTGAGGAAGCGGACCCGGTAGTAGTAGCCCGTCGTACGGGTCAAGCCCGTGACCCCGTACGTCGAGGTGCCGACAGCGATGTTGCCTGAATTGGAGACGTTCACGTTGTCGGAGGCGCGGAACACACCCACCTGCCAGTGCGTCAGCGCGTCACCCGAAGGGTTGACAGGCTTGGTGACTGTCATCGTCGTGCTGCCGGTCACCGACGCTGTGGGCGGGTTCGGCTTGCCAGGAGCAACCACCGATGTGGCGATGGTGCTGGTGACTGAGGAGTAGGCGTCCTTGGTCGCGTCCCAACTGAACACCCGCAGCATCGCCTGGAAGGTGTAGGTCGTACCAGGGGTGAGCCCGGTGAAGGTGCCACCGTTCTGGACGAACGCACCCGTGGTGTTGTTGCGGACCCACCATTGGGTCGTCTGCCCCATGTTCGGTGCCAGGTCGTTGCTGCCGCCGGAGACGTTCACCTTGATCGAGGTGTTCGTGATGTTGGATCCGACTACCGTCGTGCCCGTCACGGTGGGGGTGCCGGTCGGCCGCCGGGGGACTGTGACCGAGATCGAGCGCCAGGAGCCCCAGGAGCCTGCGCCGCCAGCCCCGTAGAAGCGGCCACGGATCTGCTTGGTCAAGGTTTGGGTGCCGTAGAAGCTGGCCTCGCACGACGCGCTGTGGACGCTGTTCATGCTCATGACGACCTTGTTGGTCAGGCGCTTCTTGACGGTGCCGTAGTCCTCGATGGTGGACCCGTTGAGCTGGTCTCGGCGGTCGAGCTCGCCGTCGTAGTTGTAGGTCGTGTACTTGTTCTGCTGCATGAGCAGCTCGCAACTGAACCGGAAGGTGCCGTTGGCGTACGTCGGGTTCTGCGTGATCGTGAGGCCGTCGTATCCGACGCGGCCTTCGTTCTGCGTTCCGAACCAGGAGACCATGCCTACTCCTTGATCTGATCTTCGATCAAGTTCTTCAAGACCGTGTTGACCTCGGCCATGCGCCGGGCTCCGATCACCATGTGCGCGTTGAGATCCTCTCGCACAGCGCAGACCGTGTCCTCGAGCTCCCGCATCTTGGCGTAGCCAGCGGCCGACGCCTCCATGTGAGTCATGACCATTTCGGTCAAGCGGTCCACAGCGTCGCCAAGGTTCTTGCTGCCGTGGTTAGTGATGATGCTCTGCTGCACGTCGGTCGCAACGGTGAGCGCTTCTTGCGAGACCTGCTTGTTAGATGCGAGCGCCCTGAGGATGTCGCGCCCGTACTTCCAGATGATGGCGTACCCGCCGATGATGGTGATGGCGAAGATCGCCAACCAGGAGTCGACTGCTTCCACAACCGAGGCCACGTCTTCCATATGTCTGTCTCTCTACGTAAGCGCAGCCGGGCCGGTGAAGGAGAGAAGCCCGGCCCGGCTGCGTTCGTGGGTGGTTGCGTTACGCCGCTGCGGGAGCGCCTTCCTGCGGGGGTCCACCCTCAGCAGGAGCCGCGCCGCCCTCGCCACCGCCCGTGGCTTCCTGGATTGCCTGAATGACGATGCCAGCGAGCTCCTGGATCTGAGACATGATCTCGACGATCTGCTCCATTGGTCTTTCCTCTCGAACTCGAAACGTTGGGGGTGGGCCGGCTGCGCTGTTGCCAACGCAGCCGGCCCGTACTGCTAGGACAGGCGCTTCGCCGCGCCCTCGGTGACGCCGGTGCCGAAGGCGCCCGTCTCCCCGACAGCGAGCAAGGCAAGGGTGTCGTCGTCGCCGGAGACTGAGGTACCCGCATCGGTGACCTGGAAGATCATGTCGTCGATCTTGAACAGGTCGCCCAGCGTGTAGGCACCGTCGGCGTACGCCGTGGTGCCAGCCAGCAGAGCGTCGTACGCGGCAGCCGCCTCGCTCGAGTCCTGCGTGTCGTCGCTGGCCAACAGCGGGTTGCGGTGGGCCATGTCGCCGGTCTCGGTGACCGAGAGGTTGGTGTCGATGTTGGTCGTCCCCTCGTACGGCGAGTTGTACCACTCCGGGGTGGAGAGGTCCGTGGTCGGCGGGTTGATCGGGTACTGGTACCCGGCAGTCACACCCGTCTGAGCACGAGACGCTGCGACCATCGCCGCGACGTTGGTGAAGCTCTCGTCCACGAGCTCGTAGGCGCTGTCGTCGGAGGGCAGGACCAGCGGGACGATGCCGTCGCTGTACTGGTCGATGACCCAACCGTCGTAGCTCATGTCCTGAACGTACTCCGTGCCCCGGAACCGGGTGCCGCCATCCTCGCTCCGCTGGTCGGAGAAGTAGTCGTACACCTGCGCCGCGTTCTTGTACGCCGCCAGGCCGACGACCTGGGTGAGCGTGTGGTCGGGGGTGTTGGTGTCCGCGATGGGGTTGACGACAAGAGTGGTGTCGTGGATGTAGAGCTTCGGCAGGAACTCGGGGTGGATCTTGATGATCTTCCACGAGCCCTTGATCTGGCCGAGGTAGCCGTTGGCCTGGCCAGCCGAGCTGAACGCGCCCGACGTGTTGCCGTTACGCAGCATCTGCCACGCAGACTCGGTACCGGCACCGGCGTCGATCAGTTCCTTGATGAATACCAGCTCGAGGGCCGGGGTGATCAACAGGAAGCGGTCGGAGTCGGAGAAGTTCGAGTCGAACCAGTTGTCGGCGAAAAGGAGCGTCAGCTCGTCAACGCTGTCCAGCGGGTTCGCACTGTCCAGCTCGAACGCCGTGATCGTGGCGAACGACGGCTGGATCTGGTTGTCGTAGTCCTCGCCCGGCTCGGCGATCCACTTGTAGTCGGCCGCGTTGCCGGTGTGGCTGATGCGGTAGGCGTCGGGGTTGTCCGGGCCTACGGCGTCGGCGGCGGTGCGGGCGACGAGCTTGCCGGTCATGTGGCCGGACATGATCGCGAAAAGCAGGTACTTGTCGTGGTCGCGCAGCACGGTGTACTGCATCTTGCGAGCCAGGTACGCCTGCGGGAGGTTCTTGATAGGAGCCTTGCGCTCCTGCTCCTCGAAGACGGTGTAGCCGAACGCGCGGTGCCGGCTCATGGAGTACTCGCGCCAGTAGATCGGCGGGATGCCGTTCTTCCACTCGGCGGTGAACTCCGAGCCGGAGTAGTGGTCGGCTCCGATGCGACCGATCTCTGCGTCGACGATGTAGTCGTCCACGCGGATGTCGGGGACACGGACAGAGCGAGCCTCGACGTTGACCGAGAACTCGTTGCCGGTGAACATGCCGCTGATCGGAGAGAAAATGCGGAGCGTGGACGCGAGCTTGAGCTGGTAATCAGTCAAGCCGTCCTTGTGAACGGGTGCGACCATCGTCGCTTACCTCCTTGTCGGAGCCAGTGTTCTGGCTAGGGTGATTGCATATTGCGCATAGGTCAGGGGCCTTGCAAGGATTCCTGTCCTGTTCCAGCGGGTTCTCCCGCCGAAGCTTGAGTTGGGACACCTAGTTTCTCCAACAGGATGCTCTGCCCCTGGGCGAGCAGGCTGATCTGCTCCTGCATCTGCTGGATAGTGGCGTGGGTTACCTCGAGCTCCTCCATCGCCATAGACGTGGCGCCGGCCACCGTAGACTCCACCTCAGCGAACCGCTGCTCCTGGGCCAGCACGGCGTCGGAGTCCCCCTCCATCCACAAGCCCCGGATCTGCGCCTCGTACTTAGAGCCGCTCAGCTCGATCTGCTTGCTCACGATGAACTGCATCGCCAGCGCAGCATTGCGAATCAGTTGCTGATCCCCGGTCTGAGCGATGCCCGCGAAGGACTGACTCAGGGGGATGAACAGCTCGTTGAGCATCCGTATCTGCTTCTCGTCCTCCATCTCCACCAAGGAGCCTGGGACACAGCGCACGTAGTACTCCGTGGCCATCTTCGACATGTCGATCTTGAGGGTGCCGTCCTCGTTGAAGATCGACTGGGGATCGAAGTCCTCCCCCCGGGCCTTAGCGGCTGCCGAAGCAGCGCGGATCATCTTGGCCCGAGCCTCGGCGTGGAGCTTGACCGACTTGGTGGCTTTGAGCTCGGCGAAGTAGACGGTCAGGGCATACGAGCAGTAGTGGGAGAAGAACCCTTCAATCGCCTTCTGGTAGTTGTTGGTGGTCACGTCCACCACCGCAGCCTGCTGCTCCACACCTTGAGGGGTGGCCGACATCTGGCTGTACACGCCCTGAGCCGCAGTCTGCTGGTCCGGGGTGCCGAGCAGGCCGATCATCGCTCCGGAGTTGAGCTGGCTGATCTGGCCGTACTGCATCAGGGTGGACGTGCTGGCGTCGAACGTCTCGACCTTGGCGTTCGGGTTGCTCACCGCCGAGTACTTGCCCGGCCCCAGGTTCGGCATCCCGTTCATGCCGTAGCCCAGGATCGTCGGGTTGACGCCCCAGTACCACAGCTTCATCGAGCCGTTGAGTAGGAGGTCTTGGAACTCCTGGCGGCCCAGCACGAGCTCTGCCTGGCTCTTGCCGTACGGCTGCAAGAGGTCGCGCTCCAACACCAGGAAGTGGACCGGGTGCCTGCGAAGCGGATCCTTGTTCTTCTCGATACGCAGCAGCATCTTGTACCGGGCGTCGAAGGTGAGGAACGGGTCTCCGCTGGTGGTGTACCAGGTGATGACCTCATACCCCTCAGGGTGGACGTGGAACTTCTTCGTCTGGTGAGGCACGCTCTCGGTGTTGCGAGAGCTCGGGTCGGTCTTGAGCAGCGACTTGAGAGCGGCGATGTCCCAGCCCACGGCCTCATCCTTGATGAGCTGGACGACCTCGCCCTTGGTCAGGTAGCGCCGGACGAACACCGTGGGCGCGTCCCGGACATCCTTGATACCTGGCTCCGGGAAGACATCACGGTAGTGGATCGACTGGTACTTCATCCCCCACGACCCGTTGGCCTGCTGGCACAAGGTCGGGACCACAGTGTCGAAGCCCAGGGCCCACGCCATCTTCGTGCTGGCGAACAGGTTCTGCTGCATGTCGTTGCTGTACTGGTCGGACCCGATGATGTGGTCCAAGCACACCTGCCGGGCGAACAAGCCCTCGAGACTGTCGTCGTCGAACTCGCACAGGATCTCGATGTTGGGGACGTTCTGCACCAGCGCCCGAGCCGTACGACGTGCCAGACCAGCGGTGTCCCCGCTGCTGATGTTAGGCAAGTCCTCCCGCTCTGTCACGACTTGGGCGTCGACCAGGAGTTCGAGCTTGTCGTAGTGAACGAGCTGCTGGTCTGCCTCCCGCTGGAACTTCTTGTACTGCCTCTCGATGTGATCGGCGCACGGGGCAGTCGAGCGGAACTCTAGGCAGCCCTTCTCGTCGACCCGGTAGTTGATGTACCACTGGTCGAACGAGGTCACAGGCTCGTGCTTGTGTCCTACTGCCATTGGTTGAGCCTTCCTCGGTTGCTAGTGATCCGCTGGCGGGAGATGTTCGCCCGACGGATGTAGGGGTCATTAATCCGAATGATGGGCACGGTCATACCGTACGGGTTCCGGCCGCCGGACAGCGCATAGAGCCTGGTGTAGTAGGCGCGGCTGCCTCCGCCGCCGCCTCTGCCGCCGTAGCCGCCGCCGTAGCCGCTTCCTCGGCTTCCACCGCTGGTGTTGTTCTGGAATGTGCCGTACTTCTCGAACGGGTCTGTCTTTGGCTTCTCGAGCGGAGGCTCTGCAACTCGCTCGAGGGCGCGCAACCCTGTGTTGATCCCGGCCACGTCGTCGACGGCGTTGTACCGCTCGTCCAGCTTGAGGTTCATCTCGTCCGAGCCGTACTGGGCGAGGAATCCCAAGCCCAGGGCCGAGAGCCACGAAGACCTCTTGAAGCCCGTGGCCCACGGCTTGCCGTCGGGGCCAGTGACCCAGGTGGTGTTGAGCTGGTTGTAGCGCAGCGTCCCGGAGTACGGGATCGCATCCGACCACACCAGTTCTCTCAAGGCGGGAGTCCCTGTGAAGGAGTCGCCGTACCAGATCCTCTTGGCCCGGCTGACCGCTCGGCTCTGGTCAAGACCCAAAGCGATGCCTTCCGCCACCAAGTCCTCAGTCCACTTGTCTTCGATCTCCACCCGCTGCTCGGGGGTGATGAAGAACCCGGACTCGTGGATCTGGTTGATGTCGAAGGAGCCCTTCTCGATGGACTCGAGCAGGTAGCGAGAGCCCGATACGGTGGGCACCTCGTTGCCCGTCAACTCGTCCAGCATCGACAGTGCTAGGGGGTGTACGACGTCGTCCCCGTAGTAGACCCCGTCGCTCTCGTACAAGCCCTGGCGCACGATGGCCTCGGCCTCGGCCTCCGTGTACTTGGGAGCACCACCTGAGGTCATGAACTGAGCCAGCAGGAGAGCTTGCACATCCTCGTCTGACCACTCCTCGCGCTGGATCGTCGGCTGGTTGACGACCATGTTCTGACGCCAAGCCTCGGAGTTGAGGAGGAAGCCCTTGCCCCGGAAGCCAGTGAACAACGAGTCCATCAGAGCGAGCCCAAACCGATTCTCTGTGTAAGCCCGGAGCCTCGCGTCGTTCGGTGTGCGGTTCTGCCAGCCCTTGCGGACGATGCCGTCATCGTCAACGAACTCCTGCAGGTTCCTGCTCTGAGCCGGAGCCCCCGTGGTCGGGTCGATAACCCGGTTGCCCTGATCGTCGAGCTGAGGCAATGCCCACGAGTCCCGGTCGCGCGGGTCACTAGCGGTGTAGAGAGCGTTGAGGAAGCTGGACTCGAGGTAGGCCGACTCCAAGCTCATCACCGCGCTGAACAAGAGGTTGCGCCCCTGGACCAACCCTGCCTGGGTGCCGTCAGCCATCGCGGTGTCGGCAGCGACCGTCAGCTCCTTGAAGGTCTGCACCGCCTGGGACCACATGTTGGCGTTGACCAGAGGGAACGCCCCGATGGCGTCCTCGAAGCCCCACACGATCTGATGGACGTCGCCGGTCATCATGAACCGCTCCATGCCGATCAGCGGGGACAGGAACGCCTTCGCGATCCACGGCATCTGGACCAGCGTCTCGCTCCCTTCGGGCAGACCAACCGCCCTCCAGAGACCAGCGAAGGGCCCGAGGAAGTCGATGAAGATCCCGTCTCGCGCACGGAAGTCATGCTCAACCTCGCGAGGGTCGATGATGTAGGTGTGCCCGGTGTGCATCATCAACTTCCGGCGGCGCTTCGCCTCCTCGTCGTCGCCCGCGAGACCGAGCCCGCCAGAGAGCAAGTAGGCGAACAGCATCGAGTGGGTGACGCCGTTGCGAACGAACACGTGAGTGAGGTCGACCGCCTCCAACACGTCGCTCATGTCAAAGACATCGTCAGCGAACTCCGCGTTGGCCTGGCCCTTGATGTGCCGGACCACCTTGCCCTTGAACTTGCTGCTGCGACCTGCGAGCTGCTGGCCGATGAGCTGGTCAATACCTTCGGTGCCGGTGATGAAGGTTCCGATGCTCGCCCAGAAGTTACCGAACATGAACAGGCCTTTGAGGCCGTTGCCTACAGTGCTCACACTCGGGCGGTCGCTGTTGGCCATCGGGGACCAGACACTCTTGAGCAGGGCTCCGAACGTGCTCTGCTTGAGAGAGCGGAACGTCATGGTCGAGTTCTCCGCCTTCTCGTGGATGTTCGGCATAGCCTCCTTGAGCCAGAGGCCGTCCGTCGCTCGCATCCTGCGAACGTACTCAGTGAAGGTGAGGTTGTGTGACAACGGATCCGCAGCCAACAGAGCCCAAGACCTGATCAAGTACTGGCGAGCATCCTGCTTGCGACTCATCCCCTTGCCCGGGTCGTTGAACGTCCGGCCTGCCCAGGACGCAGCCTGCTCCAGCTTGCGGCCGACGATCCCTTGGCCTTGCTCGACGGGCCGGTGGTAGCGGATCTCCTCGTTCTGCATCTGGTTGAAGCCCGACATCTTGCCGAGCTCCTTGGCGAACGAGTTGAGCAGATTCATCTCGTCAAGGGACAAGATCGGCTCCAAGCCGAGGTTCTCGATCACCTGGCCGGCGAGCTGCTCCATCGCACTGGCGTTGTCCTCTCGAGCCGCCTCGGCCAAGTTCGAGAAGGCTCGGTTCAGCGCGCCCGTGCCCGACCCATCAAGGGAGGACGCCACGTACTCGATGGTGCTGTGGGAGATCCTTTCCGGGATCGCGGCCACGTAGATCGCAGGGTTGGCGATGGTCGTGAGGTAGCGCAGGTTGTTCGCGCCCTTGATGAAGCCGTTCATCCCCGCAGCCGTGCGACGTGAGACCTGGCCGTTGCGGGCGATGTCGGCGGCGGACTGCTGACGGCTGACACCGGAGGCCTCCCTGGTCCATGCCGAGACGTGGCGGCGAGCTCGGGCTTGGTTGTTCTCGCCCTCCTCGTCCCAAGGGTCAGGCAGGATGCCGACGTCCTGGTAGTAGTCCGACAGCGCAGCGGTGGGGGCGTCCAGCACCGTCGTCTGTGCCAGTGAGGCGTTGACCCCGGCGTCACTCGAAACGAGAGGCCGGTTGTTCTCCGGGTCCATCAGCAAGCCTTGGATCAACGTGTCGTCGGACACGCCCATGCCGATAGTCCGGTTACGCAGAGACATGTAGCTCAGTCGCAGACCGTCCTTGATGAGCTGGAAGGGGCCCCCAGCGCCCGGCTTGGTCGACCCGGTAGACGAGCCCAGCGACCAGACGACCCACTGGTCCCAGTCGTGCATGTCGATCCGAGGGGCTTGGCCGCCGAAGTCGTACCTGGTGCCGGACACATCGGCGCCGTCTGGCAGCTCTGTGCGCATCTTCGGAAGCCAGGGGTTCTGCGCCTTGGGCTGTGCCTGGAAGATCTCCCGGAGCTCGTACACGCTGAGCCAGTTGATCTCCGCGCCCCACAACGGAGACAAACCGTTGTTGATGTTGGCCAGGATCTGGTCGAGGTGGCCGCGACGGTTCTTGCTGCCCAACACCTGGTCGGGGAACATCCGGCTGGGGTCTTCCTTCTCGCCCTTCATCGGTGCGGGGCTGCCCACCCAACGCCGGACCCAGGCGTGGACCATCAGAATGTTCTTCTCGTTCGGCGTCAGGTTCAACGCCCGGAGAACCTCACCGATCTTGCGCTCGAGATCAGCCTCGGCCTTCTCGTCCCATCCGAACTCGGGGTCGGTGTTGAGGAGTGTGTAGACCGAGGGGACCGTGTCCGTGGCCTTCTCCGCGTACTCGTACTCTCGAGGGAGGAGCACCCAATCTCTGTCGAGCTCTTGGATCTCCGACTCGGACAGGCTCTCCTCTATCGTGCGACGAGACCAGAGCTGCTCGTACAGGTTGCGGAGCTCAGCCGGGCTGTCCTTGATCTCCTCCCAGTTCGGGATCGTGAAGATCGAATCCTCTTTGTAGGCCGCGTCGTACGTCGCGGTCGAGAACTCCGCCGTGAAGCCCTCGCCCAGCATCATGTCGCCCATGTCGTCGTAGTACGGGCTGCTGCCCGAACGCTCCCGAGGGTTGTACGACTGCGCCGCCTTGGCGGTGTTGTCGTCGGTCAGCAGATCCATCTGGTCGATCAGCCAGCCGGTGTACGGCGGCCCGCCGTTCACAGGCCATGCGGTCACCTGGTGGGTGAAGGCGTCGTACTCGTACCGGCTACTCCCGTTCGGTTGGCGCAGGAACTGGCCGTTGACGTAATCGGTGTAGTACCTGCGGAAGGCGTCGCTGGTCTCGAACGCCAGAGCCAACGTTCCCTCAGGCTTGCGCGTCTCGGCGCCGGGGTCGCTCATCTCTGCGCTCAGCAACGAGGCGTGGTTGGCCAACACCTGGAGGGAGCCGTGATGCAGGAGCGTGGCGAGGACTCCCCGAACAACAGCGGACTCCACGGAGTCAACCTGCTGGAGCACGCTGTTCAGGCCAGGGAATTCCGCCAGAGCAGGGCCCAAGGCAATCCGCATCGGCTCGGTGGCCCCCACCAGGCCGCGAGTTGCGAGCTGGTGCGCTTCCTCCCTATCGAGGTGGACCTCGCTCTTGTGCAAGTTAGACAGCCATGTCTTGATCGTGACGAGGTTGTCCGTACCTAGCAGCGGGCCGAACGAGCGCAACAAGAGCTCGTTCATGTTCAGGCCGAAGACGTTGATCGACTTACGGAACGAGTCCACCACCGCCGACTGCTTCTTGATCTGCTCGCTCAGCGGGGCGATGCCGATGGGCTGCCGGTCGTTCTCCGCCGACATCGGCCCGGGGTTGCGGTCGTGCTGGTCGTTGACGTGGGTCGACTTACGGATGCCGTGACCCTCGAGGTGCTTGGAGTCGAAGCGGCTGAGCGGCACCTCCATCAAGATTGCGCTGCCTGTCGACAGCGGGCCGTACGGGCTCTGGCTCACCCTGCCGTCGTAAGACGTCGTGTTCGGGGCAAGAGTGGCCGGGTCGATGTAGATGATCGGTGTGTCCGCACCGAACTCCTTGACCCAAGCCTCCCGCTGTTCGGTGGTGGCCAGCAAAGGCTTGTGACCTTCGCGATGCAGGTAGAACCCCTCCGGGTGGTTCTCGAGCAGCATGTCGCCGGTGCCGTAGCTGTCTCCTGCCAGCAGGATGCCAGGCCGGTCAGGGCGGCCGTCGATGCGCTGGTCGAACCTGTCGAGCATCAAGGTGATCTCATCCACAGAAGCCTTGGAGACCTTGGCCAGGTGCGCGACGATCCGGTCGCGGTCGACCGCTAGGGCCTCCCGGAATTTGCGCACTGAGATGCTCGCTTCGACCCCGCGAGGGACGCTGCTGTTGGCGAACCCTGTGGCCCGGTCGTGGTTGATCGTCAAGGCCACGTCCGGATCGGAAGCGAGGCTGGCGAAGATCTCGGTGACACCCTCCTCGTTGAAGGAGTCCGTGGCCAAGGTCAACTGCCGGAACCTCGGAGATTGGAGCTCGGCCGCATACAGGTTGCTGGCGTACGCCCGCTCGTCAGGGCTGAGCGACGAGGCGGAGGTGTCCTCGATGGCGAAGATCCGGTAACTCTCGCCCACCGGACGGTAGAACGACATCGACTGCATCACTTCGCTGGCCACACCCATCATGGAGGCCCCGCCGCCGGAGTCGAACAGGAACACCGTGGCACCCAGGTCAGCCAACCTGCGCAGATCGTGCGTCAGGATCTGAATCGCACCGTCGAGGTCGGTCTGGCGCTGAGAGGCGGTGTACTCGCTCACGTCCAAGGCGACGACGTCATCCATCAGGATGCTGTCGGGTCGGTCGCTGGGACCGTTGTTGAGCTCATCAGCGAGGATCTCCCCGACCTTGGGGTCCGCTGTCCGGGTCTCACCCGGGGCCGGCTTGACGAGGAGAGCGATCCTCTTGCCGTCGGAGATGTCGATGTGCTTAGCGATCTCCGCTACAACCGACGCGGAGTGCATCGAGAGCTGGTTGGTGGGCGTGACCATCATCTGCCCGTTGATGCTGGTGGCGATGGCACGACCGGCCAGCAGCTTGCCCACCAACTCCTCGGCGAGTCGCTGGCTCGGCCCCTGGAACGACTCCTCCCAGCGCTGGACCTCCACCTGGCGGGACTGGATGCCTCGTGCCTTGTTGATGCGCAGGGGGCCGAGCTTGTTCTCGAAGCTGGTGAAACGGACCGGGTTGCGGTCCGCCGCGATCCTCCGGATCCGAGGGGAGCGCATACCCGCGAAGGCGTTCGTCTTGTCCAGGGTGGTCGGCTTGAACGCATTTTCGGTTACCTGTGCGATCACAGGGTCAGCGTCGTTGGTGCCGGTCCACTTCGGCTGACGGCGCCCACCCTCCGTGTCCGCCGGACGGAGACCGGCGAAAGCAGGGCTGGCCGTTGGGCCGGCGTCACCCAGCATCGAGTTGAGCACAGGCAGGCTCGGAACGTAGAGCTGCGGCTGCATAGCTGCCCGCTCCACCGAGTCCCGGGGGTCGGCCACCCACTCCGCAAGCGAACGGATGCGCCGGACAGGGCCGTCGTCAGTCTGCTCGGTGTACTTCACCCACAGGCTCAGACCCATCAGCTTGTGCATCGCGTTGAAGGTCCACGCCCCCGTGTAGCCAGGGTCATCCTCGTCGCCCTTGCGGTGGACGTCGTGCAAAGCCTCGGCGTACAGCCGCCACAACAGCTTCGGATCGGTCTCCAACATGGTGGAGATGTTGTCCTTGCCGACAGGCTGCTTGGGCAGGTTGTTGACCAAGTACGCCGCCGAGCGATTCTTCACCGCGTCCAGAGCCCGCTGCATCTCGATCTGAACCACGCCGCCGGTGCCGAAGAACAAGGCGCCGATGGGGGACCGGGTGATGCCGTCAGTGTAGACGCCCTCGCTCATGCCGTCGTGCCACAAGCTGTTCACCATCCCAGGCGGGCGGTGGTCGGGCAGGAACATCTCGATGTGGATGTCGCCGACGCGAAGGTGCGGGTGTGTGCTCACGTACCGTCGGAGAGCCAGGTCGATCTCCCCCAAGGTGATGCCCTTGTACGGAGAGTTCGGGTCGCCACCAGCCGGGCGCCCCAGCACCGGGTCTACATCGAACAGGGGGACCAGGTCGCTCTGCTCGCCGTTGGAGTCCACGTAGGGGACCGGATTTCCGTCAGCGTCAGTGACTTCGATGTGGACGCCGGAGGCGAAGCGGCCGGTGAACTGGGCCAGCGTTGCCGACACAGAGTTGCCGCCCCGATCCTGGCCGACCACTACCGTCTCGGGGAGGGCGTAGAGATCGCGCCACGCCAACTTGAAGCTGGTCAGGTAGTTCTCGTCCGGAGGCGCGAGATCAGGCAGGCTCGCCTCGCTCAGAGGGTGCATCTGGTGCGTGGTGACGCCAGCCGCAGCGGTGCCGGCCTCAGAGGCTGCCGAGAAGTCGAAGTCCCGGGCGTCGAGCGTGAGCAGCGTAGTCAGCGGGGTGTGGTGCCCGATCATGCTGCGGGAGACCAGAGCCTGGTGTCCGAACTGGATCAGGTCAACGTCAGTGATCGTGTCAGCGCTGCGGGAACGCAAGTCGTTGGCCACCACGTCGGCAGCAGCCTGCACCATCGGGTCGTCGTAGTTGAACACATCGAACAGGTATCCGTAGGCGTCATCGAAGTACTTCGCATCGTCGAGGGTCAACGGCACCATCGGAGAGTCAGGCAGACCGTAGTCAGAGCTGACCTGAACCAGATGGGTGGCCAGAGCCTCGCCGATGGCGCGCCACTCGGCGTTGGTCAACTCGCCAGGGACGTACGGCTTCTTCGCGACACGCAGGTATTTGCCGATCGCGTGCCATGCGTCCATCTTCCCGAGCTTGAGAGACCTGGCACGGATCAAGGGGATGCTGACATCCTTCAACGCCCCGATGATCTTGTGGATGTTCGCTTCCTGCTGAGGCGTACGGCCTTCATCCCCCTTGGGGATCAACAGGTGCTCCGCGTAGTACTGGGCTGAGACCCCGGACTTGTGCGCGTCCAACAGCATCAGCATCGACGACTTGGCCGCGTTGACGCTGTCGATGTTCGCCCGAGCGGCCTCGAGCTCCGCCTCAGCCTGCTGGATCTGCTCCGCCGGAGCGTTGCGGGTCTTCAGATCAGCGAGCGCCCACCGAGCATCCTGCTCCATACGGGTGGCCAGTAGGAGATCCTCGGAGAACCGCTCCTCAGTGTCGGCTTCGATGATGTCGCGGAGCGCCTTCTGCACGTCAGCGGCGACGGGGCCTTCAGGCAGGAGCGGCCGCGACGGGTCGGTCGACGTACGCAGGATGTTGACCAGCGCGACCCGCACCGACTCGATCATCTCGCGTGCCTCGGCCTCGGCCTCCGGCCGTCCGAGCAGAGCCTGCTCCCTCGCCGCCGCCACGATATGACCCAGCTTGCGCAGCAGGTCCGCGTAGTCCAGCATCAACCGGCCCGCAAGCCCCTGCACCTCACCCAGGACCAAGGAGGTCCGCTGCGTGGTGCTGTGCGCCACCGCCACCTCGGTGATGCGCTTCTTCACCTGGTACGCCGGCTGGTTGTTGCGCCGCATCTGCTCGTCCACCAACCCCAGCAGGTGGGCGGCGTCGGTCAGCTTGTTCTTGTCACCGTTGGCCTCCTCAGCCAACTTCTGCAGCGGGTTGCCGTTCTCTAGCAGAGCCGAGAGAGAGTCGCCGATCGGGGAGAACAACCCCATCTGGTTGTCGCCCACGGTGTCCAGCATCACGCCGCCCAGCACCAGCAGCATCACGCCTCGGGTGTTCGGGTTCGCCAACCACTCAGCGATCTCCGTCAGCCGCAGCGGCTCATGCTCGATGGGCCGGCCCTCATTGTCGGTGGCCCGGAACTCCATCGACATCAGCATGTTCGGGTTCGAGGCCATGTCGGCGAATGAGTAAGCCGTCAACGCGCCCATCGCCCGGCGCAACGCGACGGCGTACATCGGCTGATCCAACGCGAGCTCGATGTCGCCCAGCACCTTGAGGTGGTGCCGGGGCATGCCCTTGGTCGTAGCGTTACGAGCCGCACCCACCACTGATCCGGCGATGTGGCCCAGCATCACGCTCGGGCCCAGCATCTGACCCTTACGCCCAGCCATCTCCGCCAGGTGCAGGAAGGTCTGGAACCGGGGGTCACGCATCTGGTCCGTGGTGGCGGTGCCAGCCTCGTAAGCTTGGGCGAACTCGAGGAGGTCGTTGACCAGGCGCGCCTCCTTCTCCCGGGCCAACGCCTCCACCCGAAGCTTGAGCGCCTGCTGTCCGTCGGCCAGGTAGGAGCCGAGCTCCCGCCACGCCATCTGGCTCTTGCTGATGAAGCTCGTCTCGTAACTGTCGTCGATGACGTCAGAGCGCATCAGCACCGCGTGGTCAGCCCACACCGACCAGGCGATCTCACCCGGACGGGTGGGGATCACCGTCGGGTCGTTGAGGATCTGCTCGATCTCCTCCACCGTGCGTGCGTTCTCGATCCGGTCCGCAAGCAGCAGCTGCTGCTCGGACGGGATGCTCACCAGGTGCCGCAGGTACCGGCTCTGCAGCCGCTCGTACAGGCTCGACTTCGAGCGCTCGCTGCCCTCGTCCACCATGTCGTTGCGGGCCTGGACCTGAGCGATATCGAGCTGCGCCTGCCACAAGCCCTTGATGAACGCGGCCTCAGCCTCTCGAGGGTCCACCATCGCCAGGGCGTCGTAGAGCCACATCATCGGCCGGCGCTGCCCGTTCACCAGAGGGAACAGGCTCTCCACCAGCGGGCCGGGCACCGTGGCTAGCACCCGGTCCAGCCACACCTTGTTGTCGCTGAGCAGCGCCCGGACCTGCATCCCCGGCGTGATCTCGACGCTCGTGTCGGTGACCCCGACCGCAGCCCGCACATCGGCCTCGGTCGTCGTCGCCCGCATCGTCTGGATCTGTGCGTGCAGGAACCTGTGGAACGTCTCGAACCCATCCCGGGCACCCTGGGTCTGCTCCGCCAGCCGCCCCCGGGTGACCCCATCAGAGTCCACTCGCAACCAGGCGTTGGCAGCGGCCTCCACCAGGTCGATCATCGCCCGCGCCCCGGTGAGCGTCCCTTCACGCGCAGCCTGCAGGATCTCCACCAACGGGTACGGCCCGTTGGTCTTGCGGCTACGAGGCAGGTTCGCCTCAGCCCGGCGCAGCTCGTCCAGCATCAGACGACGGTCGTCGCCCTTGAGCCGGGACAGCATGTGGACGACCTTGCGCAGAGGCAAGTCCGAGTACGGCCCGGAGTATCCGCCGAGCTCGCCCAGAGTCCTGTGCCCAAGGATCGCGACGAACGCCTCACCGTACTTGGTGGTGTCGTGGGTCGTACCCTGGTCGCCCGTCTTGGAGCGAGCCGTGTTGTGGGTCAGATCCTCGAAGTAGGCCAGCCGACCGCGCAGCACATCATCGTTCTCGAGCTGAGCGGAGAACCTCTCCCGAAGGGTGTTCACCTGGTGGCGGATCAGCAACTGCAGGACCGAGATCGGGTGAGGCCCGACCATCATCTCCCCGTTGCGGTAGTACACGTCCGGAACCTCGGTGTTCAACGCCAGGCCGTAAGCCAGCATCTGGTCGCCGCCCAGCCGGGTGATGTCGCCCAGCATCCGCTCCACCGCAGCGATCACACGCCGGGGGATGTCATTGACCTGGACCGCCAACTCCGCCTTGGCGTCCATCACACCGCGCTGGATCTCCAAGAAGACGTCGTGGATCTCCCGGAACACCGGGTCGTCGTTGCGGTGCGCCTCGCCGGAGTTCGCCGTCGCCTGAGTGGCCGGGCTGGTCGCAGCCTCCATGTACGAACGCAGCGCATCGTTGGTGGCGAACATGTGCGCCAGCGTCGACAGGTACGTGCTGGCGCGCGCCGTCTCCCGCGCCCGAGCGTTCGTGGTGGGCTTCGGCGGCGTGGTCGGCTTCTCCATCCGCACCTTCGGAGCCGGGTTCTCCATGCGCGCGTGGATCTGCTGCAACTCACTCAGCTTCCCGACCACCATCGCCGAGAACTCTCCGAAGAAGGGGAACCCTGAGGCGGTGAACGCCCGGTTGGTGACGTTGCCGTACAGCACATTCAACTGCCGCAGGAACTTGGACGGAGCCGACACCGCAAGATCCGACCCCTGCCGCAGTTCGGAGATGAACCCCAAGACCAGTTGGTCGATCCGCCGCAGCAACTCCCCCCGGGCTGCCGGGGAGAGCTCGTCGTCAGGCAACGCCCTGATGTCCCTGGCCAGCCAGGTGTAGGCGATGTTGCCGATCTCCTTGGTGATCCGCAGCGCCTCCCGCTCGGAGTGCCCCTTGGACGCCATCATCATCGGGATCAGCGACGACAGCAGATCAGCCTCCAACTTGGTCTGACCAACCTGCACCTCGCCCGGGGTGTTCATCACATCCACCCATTGCTGCATCGCACGGTGCCGCGCACGGATGTCGTTGCCGAACTGCTCGGTCAGCATCCGCTGCACCCGGTCGCCATCGTGGTCGCCACCGATCGCCTGCAGGTGCTGGGGTGGCAGCCGGATAGCCCCGATGACCCCGTCGCGCGTCATCCCGTCATCCACCCGGATCCCCACCGAGGCGTAACTTGACTCCTCAGCCTGGGGGTGGCGCAAGAACACGAAGCTCGCCGCATCCTGAGCGATGGGGTCTTGAGTGACCGGGGCCTGCCGGTTGGGCTCCCTGTCCTCGAAATCCTTTTGGCGCAGCCGCCGCCAACGCATCTGCGCCAGCGTCTGGTTCAGCCGGACGAACGCCTCCTGGTACTCCGGGGAGTCGAAGTCCGCCTCGGCGACCTCGGTGGCCATCTGGTGCAGCCGGGAGAGATAGCTCAGCAACCCACGGTAGTCGTTGAGCTGGCCGGACAGCTCCTGCACCCGCTCATCGGTCGACGCCGAAGCAGCCTCGTCGAGCGCCCGCCAGTCCCCCGTCGGCGTCTCCGGCAGCAGGCCCGCCAACTCCTGGACCACCGCGTTCGCCCGGTCGTTCTCCACCCGCAACCGCTCGGCGAGCAGCTCCTGCAAGGTCTGCGCGCTCATCGACGCGCTCATCGCGTTGAACCCGCCGTAGATCTCCCCGTCGGCGGTGTAGGAGTGAACGGTCGAGTCAGCACTCAAGTAGTAGCTGCGGTTCGGGTTCGAGCTCCGCTCCCGGCTCCGCTGCGCCTCGATCTCCTTCTGGCGCCGAGTGTCGTAGACCACCAGCTCAGAATCCGTCGCCGTCTCCGCGAGGCTCCGGCGTTGCGCCTCGGCCCGCATCACGTTCTGCGCGCCACCCATGATCTGCTCGGCCATCGCCGACAGCATCCACAACTCGTCGTCGGAGTACTGGCTCAGGTCGTCAAGGTTCATACCCCTCGGAGCCAGACCCGCCTCACGCAACGAAGCCCGGGCGTACTCCTCCATCATGTCCCGGGACAACCCGCTGACCGCCCGGAGCCCCGCACCCAGCGACATACCCGCGCCCGCCGCCGCACCTGCGAAGAAACTCCGGCCCACGTCCCCGGCTTCAATCGGGTTGTCCAGCGCCCCCGCCTGGGTGAGCTCCTGGACAGCCTCCTCCCAGCCCTCCGCCAGAGCGTTCAGCAACGCCGCCGGAAGCTTCCGGCTCCCCGCCTCCATGCTCCGCGCGACCTTGTAGAACTCGTCGAGGTAGACGACCTTGGCCGCCTTCTCCCCAGCCTGGGTCGCCGCCTGGAACCGCGAGTTGAGAACCCTCAACCGCGCCTCCGACGACCAACCCGACGTCTTCACCAGCTCAGAGGGCACCACGATCTGCAGCGTGAACTGCTTGCGCACCACGTTCCCCGCGTCGTCGAGGAACAGCCGGTTCGCACCCAGCACCTGGCTGGCGACCTCTCCGTCCCGCAGCCGCGAGCTCGGCCGGAACAACCTGCCGATCAACGTCGACGAATCATGGGGCGCCACCTGCCCCTGCTTGAGCGTCCGGCCAGCCATCCCCGTCAACGCTGCACCGAACCCCAACTGCAGCGCGTCGATACCAATCGTGGCCACGCCCAGCATCGCGTCCCCGAACGAATCCGTGAACGACTCGAAGCTCCCCGACGAGTAGTCGAACATCTGTCCCTTGGACGAGATCGCCGCACCCGCACCGCCCAACACCTGGGCGCCCATGTTCACGACGTAGGACTGCTGGCCCAACCTCGGCAGCGAGCTTAGGGAAGGCTTACCTGTGGCGAACTGCAGCATCGAGTCCGCGAACAACGTCGCGAACCCCAACGCCTCCCAGCCCAAGCCCAACTCCCCGTTGGCCTGGTCCTCGCGGAACTGGCCCACCCCATCACCGGGGGTTCCCTTCACCGCGTCGTAGGCACCCATGTACAAGTTCGAGACCGGCTGGAACCCCGCCTGCTGGGCGAACTGTCCCATCTGCTGCAAGCCCGTGAAGAACGCCGTGGACGCATTGATGTCGTACGCACGCCGGGAGATCACGTACGCCCGAGCCGCCTGCGAGCTCAGGTCGTCCACGTTCAACGCAGCCGCGATGCCACCGCCCACACCACCGGCGATGGCTCCACCCGGACCGCCCAGTGCGAAACCGATGGCCGCGCCACCGAGGACGCCGGTGGTGACAGCGAGCGCCTCGTCCCACCAGTTGTCCCGATCCACCTTGCGCACGTCCGCCTGGAACTGCCGGGCCGTGCGCGCCTGCTCCTCCTCAGTCAGCGCCCGCGCCTGCAGCGACTCCAACTGCTTCGCGATCTCCTGCGGGCCCTTGGAGAACGCCCTGCGCTTAGCCTCCGGGTCCGCCTCCAACAGCTCGTACAGGCTGAGCGTTCCCGTCTCCTCGCCATACAGCTCGAAGACGTTCCCCCGGTAGATACCGTCCTCAACGATGTCGCCACGATTCAGCCGGCGACCCTGATCATCCGTCGCGCCCCGCTGATAGGTGACAACACCCGACCGGCCCGGAGTATCGAACAGACCCTTGAGCCCGACCTTGCCCTCATCGACAGCCTTCTGGTCCTCGGCCTCCCACTGGCGACCGCTCTCGACAACCTTCTGCATGAACTCCGTGTCCCACCCGGACCCGGTCGACTGCAGATTCTGGCCTGTGTACCAACTCTTGACCTTAGGCTCGGGCTCGCCCTCAGCCCTCGGCTGACTCAGCCCGGCCACCCAAGCATCCACCGCCGAACCACCAGACGGCGCCTTCCGATCCTGGCTCGGAGCCTTCGACGACTGCACGCTCGGCAGGCTCGCCACCCAGTCCTCAACAGCAGAGCTAGCCCGGGGCGCCTCATCAGGAGTGTTCGTCACACCCCGAAGCGTACACATACACCGCCGCATACGCCGCAGATAGCGGCACGACCCGCGCCGCCTGCACCCCTCCCACAGCCCTTCATCCGGCCCGCCCTACACCTACCCACCTCCGGACTCTCAGGCCCGTACGCCCCAACCTGGGCTCACCCACACGGTCACCTACCCCCACTGAACACCACCACCAGGGCCATCCCCCTGGGGGGTTCAACGAGGCAACCCAGATTTACCCAGAAATGTTGTGTGTGGTTCCATTAACACCTTCTCACACAAATAAGACACCTAATACCCCCCCTATATAAATGAAAATGGATAAGGGAATTGGGGAACAAATGAAATTAAATTGGATAAACAACCTGATGGGTGTGTAAAAGGGAAAGTGGTTAGTGAGGAAAGGCAAACCTAAGTACCAATACCAGTGGTACGGCCGAACCAAAGGAGGACACATGTCCAAGTCGCTGACAGACAACGCTCTGGATGCAACGACCGCAGCGCTCATCACGATGTCGAGTAACCCGGCAGCGTACGAGGCGGCCAAGGAGGAGGCCAAGGCCAAGTCCGTGATCCTGTCGAACATCGCTGAGGACTCACGGGAAGCTGGCAAGCACCGCAGGGCTGAGGAGATCAAGCAGGCGGACCACGACCGGGCGCTGCAGGTCAAGCGGCAGGAAGACGAGGCCAAGGCCGCGAAGCACAAGCGGATGCTTGAGCTCGTCAACAACATCAACAGCACCGACAACGATGCTGTCAAGACCGCACTCGAGGCGCTGCTGGCCTCCGGCGACTACTAGTCACATAGAGCTCTGGCTGACCTTCGGGTCAGCTATCTCTTTTTTTGGTGCGCATCTGCAAAGGCTGACATTCGACATCCGACTTTCTTCTAGTCGTGTGACGCTTGCGCTCAGGCTACTGAGCGGCCAAGCCGTCTGGATCTGCCTTTGTTTTTGCGCAGTCTTTTTGTGGTGATATTGATTTTATCAACAGTGATATCTATTTCGACTGCTGTCGAAGGTGCAATGCTTTGCACCTACATATGAAAGTGATTTTTGGGAGAATAGGGATAAGGGAATTCATTCCTATTTCTATTTCCTCTTTGTTCCATTCCCATTGCAAAAGCAATGGGGTTTCTTATTTGCCAAGGAGGCAGCATGTTCCGCAAGACCCGCAACACCATCGAGGATCTCCAGGGCCAGGTCGTCAACCTGCAGGAGATGGTCGACCACCTCCAGTCCGAAGTCCACGTCCTCAACGTTGAGAACTCCCAGCTCAACCTCGACGTCCTCGCCCACGAGGCGCAGTTGAGGGCTGACCAGGCGTTCGCCGTCGCGCTGTCCAACGGCGACATCACCCTTCCGTTCAGCGACCCCCGCTGGATCAACTGGGGTGGCAGCGGCGCCTGGGACACCGAGCAGCGGATCGCGGCTGTGCTGTCCTTCATCGCCTCGGCGAGCACCGGCTTCGAGACTGAGCCCACGCTGGTCACCCACGCCAAGAGCTGGCTCTGGAACTTCCACAACGTCGACTACGACGCTGTCCTGGAGGACGTGGAGCGCCGAGCCTCCGAGGCTGCACTCGACGAGCACTGGTCGTCGCTGCGCCGACTGGTGGGTTGAGGCTCGAGCGATGGTCGTGGCGGGGTCGCGGCCCTGCTACGACCATCGCTGACCTCCAAAACAGGCCGTGTCCGTTTTGTCCCCTCAAGCCTCTGACCTGCAGGTTTGCACAAAAGCGCCAGGTGAGTACAGGTGTTCCGTAAACCTTCCCGCGCAGGCGTGTGTAGAAAGTTTTAGGAACTGCTGTACTGGCCTGGCGCTTTTGCTAAGTTGACCCTCTCCGAAAGGACTCCGATGACCGACCAGAACGACCTCGAGCACACCTCCTCCCAGGTGTCCGCCTCGCCCACTGAGGGTGCAGCCAGCACCCCTTCCCTGGGTGAAGGCCTGCCCCTGTACGCACGGCTCGTCGAGACCTCCGGGCAGACGCGCCTGGCGGGACAGTGGATCGCAGCGCACACCGACGTGTTCCGGCACTCCGCCCACCTTGGGTGGTTCGTGTGGGACGGCACGCGCTGGTGCCCCGACCCCGACGGCAAGGCTGCCCACGCATCCCTGACCCGCATCATGCAGACGTCCTGGAGCCTGGCCTTCAACGACGCCGACGAGCGCAAGCGGCTCCAGGGCCTGCTCTCCCACGGGGCTCAGGCCGGCGCGCTCAAGATCGCAGCCAACCTGGATCCGATCTCGATCAGCTACACCGAGTTCGACTCCGATCCAACAAAGCTGAATTGCGCGAATGGAATCTTGGACCTGTCCTCGCTCACGCTCACACCCCACGAGCCAGGTGAGCACCTGACCAAGATCACCAACGCCAATTACGACGAACACGCAGACCAATCAACTTGGCTGCAATTCCTCGCTACCGTCCTGCCCGATAAAGCCGTCCGTGAATATCTCCAACGCTTTATCGGTCTCTCCCTATTGGGTGAGGTCCGTGAGCACATTCTCGGAATTGCAACCGGCGTCGGCGCTAACGGCAAGAGCACTTTCGTCAATGCGATCTTGCACGCGCTCGGCGATTACGCCACCGCCGCTGACTCCGCCCTCTTTCTCTCGACCAAGGAGTCCGCTAACGCCGCCTCGCCCGCTCTGATGCAACTACGCGGCGTCCGTTTCGTGGTCTGCTCCGAGACCGAGGAGGACCAGGCGCTGGCACCGGCCCTCACCAAACAGATCACGGGCGGCGACCGCATCAACGCGCGCCAGCTCTACAAGGAACAGATCACCTTCGAGCCGTCGCACACCGCGCTGATGGTCACCAACCATCTGCCGAAGATCCACCGTGACGACCCCGCTCTGTTCCGCCGTCTCAAGGTGATCCCGTTCGACGTCACCGTCCCTGAGTCAGAGCAAGACCCACTCCTGGGTCACGCCCTGCGGGACTCCGCCGACGGCATCCTCGCCTGGGCGGTGGAGGGTCTGCGCACCTACCTCGCCACCGGCATGGCTACACCTGCCGCTGTCGAGGCGCGGACCGCCGCCTACCGCAGCGACTCCGACAGCCTCACCGGCTTCCTCGCCACCGAGCTGTCCGTCGCACCGAACGCCTGGGTCTCCCGAGCCGACATCCTCTCGGCGTACGAGACCTACTGCCGTGAGTCCGGGGCCCACAAGGCCACCGAGTCCGAGCTGTACAAGCGCATCGAAGCGACCGGCACCGCCCTCCCAAGTCGCCGAGGCAACCGCCGAGGCTTCAAGAACGTCCAACTAACCGCAGAGGTCACCGCTCTCGAGTCCATCGAGTAGCCTCAGACCCCTCATCCTGCGACGACGTTTAGATCTCCCGGCCTCGCACCCCTTCCGTGGGTAATCCGGCCATCAGCAACTCCGAGGCCCGCAGATCGCAGCCTCGTCCCTCTAAGGAGACCCATGCCCGACCACTCCAACGACCAGGTACCGGCGTTCGCCATCGCTGTCAGCGACCAGCTCAACGCCCTCTTTGAAGGCGCCGACCTGAACACCTTGACCATGACCTGCCACTACGTGGCCGAGTCCCTTGACACCGACCTGGCTCAGATCCTCCCGAACTTCGAGCTCCTCATGCACCTGAGAGCCCCGGACGAGGCCGACGACGTCACCGCCTTCGTGGATGCGGTGATCGAGAAATGGCACGCCGTGTCCCTCCTCGCCGGAGCCATCAACCACGCGGTGTGCAAGCCGCTGCGTGACGAGCTCGAGCCGCTGGAGGGGAGTGAGCACGCGTCGCTCCGGGATCGGATGTCCACCGACCTCTCGGTCAAGGTGGCCTCTCTGCTCTCCGAGCTCAAGGACATCATCGACCAGGCGCAGAAGGCGGCTTCCGCCTACGTCGCAACCGAGAAGGAGAACGACAAGTGATCGAGATGGAGGTGATCCGATGAACGCCGATATCAAGACCTTGATCGCAGCCGTTGTCTCCGCTGTGGTCATCGTCATCGTCATGCCGATCTTGGTGCTGCACTTCGCCGGTGTCCCGACCGAGGAGCAGATCAGTTGCACCAGCACTGACCCCCTGGCTCAGCGGCTGTGCGCGCAGGAGCAAGGGCCGTGAGCACCGAGGCCATCTACTACTCCCTCGCTTGCGCGGGGGTAGGGCCCGACCTCCAGTGCGAGTCATGCGACCAGCCGCACCCGTCGTACTTGTGCGACGGGGTGGTCCCTGACGACGAGGGCAACTGGCTGGCCGACTGTGCCTGCCCGTGCCACGAGGAGATCCCCGAGGTCTGGCAACAGTCAGCCGACCACGTCGCGCTCTACCACTTGGGGATGCTCAACGAGAAGAACCGTGGGCAGTTCAACAAGGGCTACTGCACGGTCGTCCGGGTCGTCCGCCAAACGGCCCACACCACATCAGATAACAGTTCAGGCATCCGCCTGACATAGAGAAGGAGAACTCACATGCTCGAAATCACCGCCATCACTCCCGACGGCGTGCGCTACCCGTACGCCGACGGCAGCTCCAAGCACATGCCTGCGTACAACGACGTCGACTCGTTGCGCCGGGACTTGCAGGCCCAGGTCCGGCACGAGTCTCGCTTCTCCAACGGCAACGGCTTCGAGCTGGTGGAGAAGCGGTCCGGGTCCGCGCTGGTCTTCAAGCTGGTCAAGGGCAACCGGGTCATCCACACCTACGAGGTGCGCAACGGCAACCCGCAGCACGGGTTCTTCTGAGAGCCCGCACCACCACAGTCCACCCGGCCTGCCCCGATGAGGGGACGGGGCAGTCCGGGTGCGGGCATCCCCTTGCTGTCGCTACGAGTGAGCTCGTCGTAGCAGCAAGCAGCCCGTCAACCGTCACCCCTCACAACGAAGGAGTAACAATGACCACTGAGGTCAACACCAGCACCACCAAGAAGGGTGCTCCTAAGAGCGCCGCCGCCATCCTGGCCGAGGCTCAGGAGCAGGCGCGTCTGGCTCAGGAGCGTGCGGTCAAGGCCAGCCGGGCCAAGGGTGAGCGTCTCGTGTTCCTGGCCAACCGCATCGCCAAGGCGACCACGGAGATGCAGGAGCTCGTCGACTGGTTCGACGAGTACGGCGTCAGCCTGCCGGACGAGTTCACCGCCATCATCAACGATGACGGTGCCCAGCCGGAGCTCCCGTTCAGCACGGAGGGCTCCGTCTGAGATGAACACCTTCTCTGCTCGCAAGTGTGTGGCCGAGGTTCTGCAGATCCTCGCCTCCATCCGTGAGCAGGGTCTTCCGTTGCGGGCCTACGTCAGTGGGTCCGCGGTCGCAGCCACCTTCTACTCGGAGGTGGCTGCGGCCAAGGGGGATCCTGTTGAAGCCGACATATGGGATCACAAGTGGAACGACGTGGACGTGTTCGTGAACCGCAACTCGCTGTTCGCTCTCGTCTCCGCTCTCTCGATGGTCGGCTGGAAGATCGAGACGAACCCCAGGCTGGTGGCGATGCTCACCAGGCAGAAGCACATGCGGTTCCACACCAACTCGATCCACCTCAAGAGCCCGTCGGGGTACGACCTCAACGTGATTTTCAAGTACGTGGAGGGGTCCGAGGTCGACAGTCTGTACGACGTGCTGTTCTCGTTCGACCTATGCCTGCTGGGCATCGGCTTCAACGACAACGGCAAGTTCGTGGACCTGCGGCCTGCGATGGTGGAGCACACACCGGACTTCACTCCGGGTGGGCTGCTCACTCACGCCGGCCAGATGACCTACGACTTCGCAGGTCAGCCGTCAGGTCTGCTGCCCTACCGGGACTTCACCTATGGGGAGGGACTGTTCTCCGACTTCTCGTTGCCGAGGATCTTGGACAGGCTGGTGAAGTACGGGATCGTCTACGGGTATGACATCCACGAGGCGATGCCGCGTGTCATCCAGGGCTTGAAGCTCTACGCGGAGTACAAGCTGATGCGCGGTGGGGATGACGCACAGGCGTTGGCCACGGTAGCGTTGACGAGTGCTGCTGCTCTCGAACGCGGTGACCTCTTGGCCATCTCCAAGTCCTTGCCCAAGCTTCGGGAGGAAGACCCTTGGGTCTCCTACTTGAAGTCGCTTGAACTGAACGGATCCTGACCATGTTGTGCCGGGTCTGTTTCAAGCTGATGGTCAACAGGCGGTGCCCTGATGGGTGCCCTGCCCCTCCGGCATCAGCTCAACCACAGGGGAACATCGACCCCTTCACCGGCGTCGACATCGACATCGACACCGCCATCGACAGGGCCGTCAGCAATGGCTGGCTCCGTCGCCTGCAGTACGGGTTCTGACCACAAGGCAGAACCATCAACCCCTCTACGAAGGAGACATCTCATGGGGTTCAGCAAGATCGGTACCGACACCCTGACCGGCCACGTGATCGTGGTGGGCACCGACAAGCTCGGTGACACCGGCAAGGCGTTCCTGGACTCGAGCCTGTTCGACCAGGTGAAGGACATCATCGTCGAGCACGAGGCCAAGGACGCTCTCACCAAGGACGTGACCTCGGGCTTCAAGAAGGCGAACGCCTGGTTCTACGAGGCGCACGCCAAGTACAAGGAGGCGACCGCTGGCCTCGAGAAGCCTGCGACCGACCGCTTCAAGCACGTCCTGTCCGAGGGGGTGAAGGCTGTCGAGGGTAAGGCCGAGGAGAGCATCGACCTGATCGAGCTCTACCGCACCGCCGACACCGCCGAGCGCAAGGAGCAGGCGTACCACGCCATCATCCTCAGCGTCATCGAGCAGGGTACCGCCGACGACGAGCTCATCTGGAACTCGACCAAGAGCGAGCTCATCTGGCTGGGCGAGTCGAGCGACGGCGTAGCCGTGCAGGTCGACACCGACGAGGACGAGGTCGGTCCGGGCAACCCGGTCGACACCACCG